AGAGCGTGTAGTAGTGTGGGCAGGGAGGCCCCAGGACCCCCGTGGTCATAGAGCCAGTGGTAGTGATGTAGGAGGTCGCTTTTTATATCGCTCTCGCTACCGACAAAATCCTGGCGGTCTTCGCCATCAGCGGCGTAGTGGTCTATAATGACGATGTGCGGCATGGTTACCTCTTGAACTCCACCGAAAGGTTTTGACTCGTGCCAATTCTGAAAAGCAGGTCGTCGAGCGATTCCGTATCATGTTGCTGATTGTAATAACTGTACGCCGCCCACGGGTACCGGATTAACAATTGACGCCGCAAATCATCGGCAGACCCTCGATAGGTCTGACTAGCATGGCTGTGCATTTCTGTAATCTTGACAATCATTTATATCTCTTTATTCTACTACACTGTCAGGACATTGTCCACAGGTCATCAAAAAATCAATCCATCACTGTGGTTTGGGATAGTTTTTTCCGTCCACCCACCACTCATGGTTACCGTTTGGTTGTTCCTTGGCGGGCTGGCCACCGTCTCGATGGAGTTTCCCGTCCTTGTAATACGACCGACCTCCGCTTGTCCATTCGATTGCGGGCAAGTCGTTGTTACGATGCAGGTGCCCGTTCCAGTGCCATTCCTTGTGTCCGTCCGCTCGCACAACGGCAGGCAGGCCGTCGTAACGGTGGCGCTTACCATTTTCCCACCACTCCTTGGTCCCGTCCGCCCGTTCGACGGCGGGCAGTCCGTTATCGCGGTGGATTTTTCCGTTTACGTGCCACTCCTTACCACCGTCTGCGTATTCGATGGCGGGCAGGCCTCCGTCACGATGGACTTTGCCGTCTTTGTAGTGGATTTCGTATCCGTCGTCCTCAACATATGCAGGCAAGCCACCGTCACGATGTTTGACCCCATTTTTCATCCAGATTTTGAGACCGCCGCCCCTCATTATCAGGGCGGGCTGGTCGTCAAAACTGTGCGCGAGGCCGTGCTCGTTTAGGCTGTTTGTGACTCCTTCGGAAACGCGGGTGTGTTGACCGAACTTAAAGTTAACCGAACTGTCCAGGTCATCAAATCGGGCATCTAACCGACTGTGCGCATGATTTACGTCTCCATCGTCGTCGGGGAGCACTTTTCGGAAATTCCTATGAACTGAATCCTTAATGGCTACCTTATTTTGATTCCACCACTCCTTAATTCCAGGAGAGTGTTTGGTCCCTAGGTTGTTTGGAATCCTTTCTAGGGCGTCTGAATCCTTCCACAGTTCTTCTTGGGTAGGAGGTACGTTCCCCCCGTAAAAGTCCATGTAACTCGACGCAGCATTGTCTATCGCCAGAGGGGGAGACATTATATTATCACCATGTCTGTCACCATTTTGCAACAAAAAGTCCATCATTGCGATTTTATGATAGTCTTCCGCATGTTCGGGCCAATCATCCACCCCTACATTCCTGCTATGGTCCATATGAATTACCAATGCCGGATTGCCTTGGTCGTCAGTGGTGGCGAAGGATTTTTGATGCAGGTGTCCAATGTTTCCGGCGTGGTAGGCGTCCTGTGACATTAGCTCCCCAAACCCGCTGTGCATGGCGTAGTTGCTGTGGTACCCTTTAATTAGGAATCTATGGTATGCCCCTGAATCGTCCTCGAATTCGTGAACGTGTTTATTCTCAACCCCTCCCATATTGGATGTAGGGGGAGGGGTTGGTATTAGATGCGGAGAGTCTTGGACATGCTTCTGGAAAAGAGCTTTAGACGGCTGTACGGGTTCGTGAGTCTCAAACGTCTTGTGGGTTCCTTCAAATTGTTTGTATTTTTTTACAGCATCATTAGCCCTAAAAACGGTGGGCATCTGGTCTGGTTTGCTGTGGAGGTTATCCGCCCAGCCGCTTTCGAGGGCTTTTTTAACTCCTGGTATTCCTGCGCGTTCAATAGTGGGTAGTCCTCCGTCACGGTAATGCTGGCCGTCCACCCACCACGACCTGGTTCCGTCTGGCCATTCGATTGCGGGCAAGTCGTTGTCACGATGGCGTTTCCCGCGTACGTACCACTGCCTGGCCCCGTCTGGCCGTTCGATGGCAGGCAGGTCTCCGTCACGATGGAGATAACCGTTTACCTTCCATTCCTTATGCCCGTCTGCCCACTCGACCGCAGGCAGGCCGCCGTCACGGTGGGGCTGACCGTTTTCATACCACGCCTTATGCCCGTCCTGCCATTCAACGGCAGGCAAATCACCGTCACGATGGCGCTTACCATTTACAAACCATTCCTTGCTCCCGTCTGCCTGTTCGATGGCGGGCAAGTCGTTATCACGATGGCGCTTACCGTTTACGTGCCATTCTTTACTGCCGTCCAGTCTCTCGATGGCAGGCAATCCACCGTCACGATGGGGGAGGCCGTCTTTGTACCAAAACTTGGTTCCGTCTGACAACTCGATGGCGGGCAGGTCTCCATCACGATGGACCTTCCCTTCTTTGTGCCACTCTTTTCTAATAACTCTTTCCTTCCCTCTCTCGCCCTCCCTTATCTTAATATAGGCCGGAAGGTCGTTTTTGCTGTGGAGGTCCCCGGATTTGTTTCGTAGCTCTTTCAGCTTGATGCCTCCTAGCCCACTACTGAGAGTTCTGTATCCATCCGCAGTTTGAAATACCTGGACGCCTTTCTCGTAGAATTCGTGACCCCCGTCGCGTCTGAATATAGCGGGGCCATCCTCACGATGGAGCTTGCCATCCTTGTAATAATGCTCCTCGTAAGGTTCTCCAACGGCGCCCTTGATTACAGCGGGGCCATCGAGACGGTGGAGAAGCCCGTCCGCACTCCGCCACTCCTGATATCCTGCTCCGTCATCATAGGTGGGTAGTCCGAGCGGGCGGTACGGGACTCCATTCAGAAAATAATGATGTTCTTTGACCCCTCCTGGTTTGTCCACGACGACGGCAGGCAGGCCGCCGTCACGGTGGGGACGACCAAGTCGAAAATATTCCTCCCGCCCAGGGCCTATTACGGAGGGCAAGTCATTCATGCGATGAATAAGGTCATCCATATAGTAGGTTTCAGTTCCATTACGGATAATGGATGGCTTGTCCTCGCCGTTGCGGCCTCTCACTCCACGATATAGGTATTCCTTACCTCCGTCTTCGTATTCGATAGCGGGCAGGTCTCCGTCACGGTGATGAAGCCCGCCTTCGTACCACTCCTTGCGCCCGTTGGCGTGCACAACGGCAGGCAGGCCTCCGTCACGATGGAGCTTGCCATCTCGGTAATGCGCTTCCGCATCTTTGTCTTTGTGGGCTGGCTGGTCGCCGTCACGATGGCGGAAGCCGTTTTTGTAATACGTTACCCCTCCGTCAGGGCCGCCCAAGATAGCAGGAAGGTCACCGTCACGGTGGCGTTTACCGTTTTTGTAATAGGCATTCTCGCCATTTTGGCGAATAATAGCAGGCAAGTCACCATCACGATGAATGAGACCTTCGACGTTGCGCCATTCCTTTCGGGCGCCGTTTTCGTCGTTAACAGATTCTGAGCCGTCTTCGCTTTTTCCACGGACAAGTCTGTCAAGTTGGCTTACGTTGTTGTGGATATTCTCTAGGACAGAACTGCGGCCTCGGTCGCCTAGTTCGCCCAACTTCGCTTTAATTGGCTCTGACACTGTAGGCCACCACGTTTGTACCAGTCTGTGGACCTTTCGGCGAAACGCTTCCTCGCTTCTGTCTCCCAGTAATTGTTTTGCTAGGTGTCCGTCGAGATGGCTTCTACTGTGGCTGAGAAAATTAGAAAACTCTACTGAGTCCTTAAATTCCCCCCAATTCCCATAGATGGACTTCCCGCACGCGTCGCTATCTATATATAGAGGCTTCCCCGAGATATCATCTATCATGATATTGTTTAAATGTCGGTCATTCTGTCCTAGAGCGGCGTCTAAGATGTTTCCTTTAATGAAATCATCCGGGTCGTGCCTCGGCTCGTCTGGGAGGGGGTGTTTAACTCGTCCAGTTCCGCCCCACCCATTCAGGCTGGCGATTGTTGAGTGAAAAGGCTCTATCTTGATGACCGTGGCCTGGGTACCCTTACCCGTTTTTTTGTCCACGTATTCGGTGGTGAAACTTTTTTGATGGATGTGTCCCATTCCGGCGGCGTGGAATACCTGTTGGGAGATGCTCTCTCCAGCAGTCCACGGCTTGACCATATATTTCGAAACCTTCGTCTTGTGAATGACTTTTTTGTTTTCGCCTAGCTGTGCTAACTTGTCATTTTTGACCGGTACTAGATGTTGGTGGGAATCGAAATCGTTTTTGTAGGCTGCATGACGGTCAATGTTATGAGCCTGATTAGGGGCGAGAGAATCCGTAGGAGGGTGAATATTATGCGCACCTTCAATCAGGTCGTGCCCCCAATGCTTTGCGAGGGACTGGTCGGGGTTCTCTGTAGGGAAATCGAAGTTTGGGTGACCCGCTATCTCATTTAGTCGCGCCTTCCTCGAACTATCTCCGATGTCGTTATCATGTAGGATGGTCGAGTATAGGGTATCCAGGGCCTCGGCTGGCAGGTTGTCATCTGCTAGTAAGTGCTGCTGTTGGGGCCACAGGTCCTCCCCTTTGTCGTTCGAGGTACAGGCAAGCACAGCCCTCTTAGCGATTGCGGAGTCTGGATGGGCGAGTGCCTCCTTCCAGACTTCTTCATCGGCGTCGAAGGCCCCTTGGCGGATGTGGGAAGGGGTGGCCGTATTGAGCCGCAGCGCGAGCCTGCGTTCCATCGGGTCGTGGTGCTGGAGCAAGGTCGACACTTCGTCTTCCGTGGTCATTGCTTTCGCTAGCCACTCAATATCCATGTCATCAGATTTTTGAAGTTCGGCGAACTGGAGTTCGTCTATGCTATGCTCTGACAGCAGCAAGTTGTGGTCTCTTGCTATATTGGTTACCTGGCTGGGGTTTGCGTCCTGTTTGACGACATTGAGCCCGTACCTTTTGAGGGTCGCGAGCTGTTCCGGAAATATGGTCGGAGGGACAACGGCGGTGTGAAACTCGGACAAATGAACCAAGCGCCTGGGCTTGGCCTCAAAATATTCTTGACCTCTCTTAGTAGAGAGCTTGATAATCTCTTCAATTCGGCCGCTGACTTCTGGGAATTTTGATTCTACATCCCCTCCCAGAATCGCCTGAACTGCTTTTTTGGCGGTACGATATTTGCCTGAGTGGACCCCTCTGACGACATGGTCAATGTCTTCGTCAGTGACAGTGCTGCCCCTTTTGGAGGCGTCAGCAGTTAGAGAATCTCTCAGAGTTTGTGTTTGTTCGTTTATTTTTTCTTCATTATCCTCAATACCGGAATGCCCAATTAATTGACCGGTATGTGCCTTTATCTCGTTCAAGGAGCGAAACTTCTTTGTCTCCAACAAGATGCCTTGCATTGTTGGGTTCTTGCGGGCGGAGGCGTGGGTTAGGTGACTTTCTCCGCCGAACGTGGGGCGTCTATTCATTCTGCGTAGGATTGTCTCGGGGTCAGAGTCTTCAACGGCTCCGTCACTCGACGAGGATGAAAATTTTCGCTGCCATCCGCTAGCCTTCATTTTCTGAGAGAGCCAGTTATCAAATAAGTATTGGTGATTTAGTCCTCTCTCTCCAAAACCCACGAGGGGGTGTTCGGCATAGAACCTATCGACCACCATTCTTGGTACATCGCCGCTGGAGGAACCAGGGACAGCTAATAGTCCTTGGTGGAAGACGGAGACCGAATGGTGAGAATTAAAATACTCCCCAAACTCTCTCGCGAACGATTCTTTTGAATATCTACTAGTTCCTCGGTCTGTATCGCTAGCAGTCGGGTCGTTGTGAACCTCTGACGCAAAGCTATTATTAGCTTCGAGTCCAGAGCGCCATATCGGCTTGCCGCTCCGTGGAGAGTAGGAGTCCCCCGAATAGACATGGGTGTTCGTTACCCTAGGGTCGACCATCCTAGGATGAGCGATGAGGGTCACGTCACCGAACGAGTCAAAATCCTTGTCCTGATGGACGATAGCAAGGCTGGGAGCGGGGATATATCCCTGAAATTCCCGGTCGTATAAATTCAGTTGTGCTAGCGAAGTCTTGTGGACGACCTTAGCCATAGGTTTGGCAGGAATTTGATGCTGATGGGGATTATCCTTTACAGGCCTGGGAAAATTAGTGGAAGTTGGCGGAGGAACGTGGTCGTCTATTGACGAATTGTAATCGTGTACCTCTTTAATGTCCATTTTGGTCAAACTCTGGTCGAACACCTGCTTAACCACATTTCCATTTTTGGGCCCCGCTAGGTTCTCCCACATATCCTCAGGAATGCCGTCACTAACGTCCACCCATTCCCATTTGTCGCATTCGTTGTCTGGGTCATTGTCCCCATGAGGGTCTCCGAGACAGAGAGCTGTGAAACAGTGAATAGTTAACCCATCGTGCGGGCTGAACTTCCTGGCATAGGTTAGAGACTCAGGCTTCAACCCGGTCTCCTCGAACAGCTCCCTAATAGCCCCTCTCTCTGGACTTTCTCCGTGCTCTAGGTGACCACCAGGCAACGTCCATTTACCGGTATCGTTACGTTTGCCCAGGAGCAGATGCCCCTGTGCGTTGGTTACCTGGATTAGGGCAACCTCAGCAGAATGTGTAGCTTCGCCCTCAGGTGTTGCCATTGTTACACGTTGTCGGACCAGAATCCTAGTCCAAATAGTCGTTTGAGTTTATTGACCAGCCACTTCCGCTTCTCCCCTAGGACCATTAGCCGAGTGTCGAACAGTTGAGGCCCCGGTGTAGAAACCGACTGAGACATGCCGTCAATTGATAGAGAGGAAGACTGGCTCTTCGAGTAGGTGGTTGCCAACATCGAGAGAATTTCCATCGACGCAACTACCCCAATCAGGTGGTTTACGATTTTTGGGATACAGCCATTTTTGAAGCCGGTAGTGTACGTAACCGTCCAAATCCCTGGGACCCAGTGGAATCGAAACAGTGACGGGAGTAGCCCCATCCCGACCGGGCCAGTAACAGGCACTGTAGAGCCTCCTTGCCCAGCAATCGCGAACGGGATCAGATTGATTTGCCCCTGATGGAGGTAGCCTGTATCAATCCAGGCTGTGGGTACTTGCCACACGTCGACACCGTCCGTAGAGGTAACAGCTAGCTTTTCAATAGACTGTACAGGGCGGTGGCGTAAAACCGTATAGCCAAACGATTCTTGGGCTTTTTGGTCATATGGGTGCCGCTCGTCTCGTTGCCGGGGGAAAATTTCCAACCCGGTTTCCGTCTCTACGATTGAGACAGCCTCGACTATATACTCAGAAAGGGTCTCCGGACCAATGAACTCCGGCATCCCAGTATAGGGGTCAACAATTGCGGACACCAATGGGATGCCGAACAGGTGCATCCGCTTGACTTCGGCGGCGGTAACCAACGGCCCAGAGTCCTGCCAGGTCGTCTCAATGACCCCGTCTAGTAACTGACCTCCTAGCCCTTCCTTGCTTTTTGCGTAGTCAGAAGGCATTAGCAGGCCTCCAGAGAGCCACTCACCCTCAGGGCTGCGAGTAAGGTGAACCGACGGACCACGGCCCCCTCAGTCAGAGCAAAAGACAGAGTAACAGTCCCTGCCGATATGGGGTCGGTGGTCAAAAAAGACAATCGCCAAATCGACGTATCTCGGGGGAAAGGCTGGGTAGCGACACGGGAAAACGCCACTGCCGGATTCACGTTGACGACCGTGGCTGTCAGCGTAGCCCCAGCCAGAGGCATGTGGCGCAACCCCGAAGGATTGAACCCCAATCTGGCCACGTTCTGAGACTTGTCAATTAACTGGAGATATATATCGAAAGAGTCTCTAGCGGTGACTTCGATTTCGGGTACGTATTTGTAAGCATTTACTTCGCAAACATCGTCTAATAGTCGAGCGGAAAGGAGCATCTCTAGATTAACCTCAGGGAAAAGATTGCTACTTCCCCGAGAGGAATTTTGTATCCTTGAGGTACTCTAGATTGGCATAGATACCAAAGCAAAATACCCCCATCAGCAGGAGCCATAGAATAGACAGCTCGGGGATGACTTCGTGCAGATTCGCTAGGAGGAGCAAATTAAACGCGAACCCAATTGTACAGATAGCTAGCATGATTTTTGCTATTGTCCGCAAAATCTTAACTCTCACGAATACATCTTTCTGTCGTTAGGTTGGGTAACGACGCGGTCTTCCTCTTCTTCTTCCACCAAAAAATCTTTGGCTTGTTCGAACCAGGAAGCAGCCTTAGATAAGGTTGCCGCTATGTTTTTGTCTTTCGCGCACAGCTTCAAAAAACTCTCGCTATTTAGGTATGTCTCGTCAAGACTAGCTATTGCCCTAAGGGCGGCCTGTTCATGGCCGGACTCCATAAACCTAGAGATGCAGTCCAAGGACGCCTCGTGGAATGCGGCGGCTCCTAGAGTCCCTTCCTCGTACTCCGTTTTGATTTTTGTTTGGAATACTTCGTAAAAGTCTTTCATGGGTTTCTCCTGTTGTCCATGTCAAGCTGCCAATCACATTCTATTTCTCTGTCGCGTTCTGACAGGGCCGTATCTAGTACTCCGTCTAGGTCGTCCAGGCAGTCCTCGTAGAATTCACCAGAATTCAACCGGTCTGCAATTTTCCTGAACACGTCTACAACACTGCTATCGGTCTGGAGGTCGGCCTGAGATGGCATAGCGTCATCTGGCAGGTGGTTTAGGCGGGTAATCACCACGTTGTCGGAGATGGCGTCCCACCCCGCCACGAACCACTTGACGGGTTTCCCGATTTTGTACGCAAAATCAATCTCTTCGGACATGCCAGCCGAAATGTAGGAATTCACCACAAACACCCAAACCTCCGCACACGCCTGAGATAGGATGGCCTTGCCGCATTCGATTCCTAGCCTCCGCTGCTCCTCGTTTGTGTCTTCCAGGAATTGGGTAAAAAACAGGTGAGGGGCAAACGGGACAGCTCCCTGCTCGGTGGCATACAGACAGTAGAGCCTGGCCAATTTTTGATTCTCTTCGAGATTGGCCCCCCGGAGGGCACTGCACACAAATGCTAAATTTTTACGGTTCAATTTCTGTTTTCCTCGTGTGGCTTTTCGGACCAAGGACCCCTACTAGTAACGTTTTCACTACAGGCACTCCGACATCCTCCCGTAGCTCAAGCTACTGAATTTATTCATACGGAGTTCTAATCCTTCTCCATTTAGTAACGATTCTGCCACACGTCCTTTCATTTAGTTACAATTCTACCACACGTTTTCAGACTTGGAGAACAAAGTTTGTTCTTTTTTTAAAGGTTGTCCCTGCAAAATGACGCACTTATTCCTTTGACAAACAAGCGAACTCATTGGTAATCTTGGTCTAGATGCCAAAGAAGAAGACGCCTAAAGAACCTATCATCATTAGCCTGGAGTTACCGCCAGAATACCAGTCGCCCAAGGGCGCAAGAGCATTCCAGCGCGGGAGGTTTAGCCTCATCAGGCACGGCGACCTCGGCCGTATAACGCGGCTAGCCGTAAAGCACGGCATCTTGCGGGATTTAATCGCCCTCAAAATCGTTACACACTCATTACAGCAAGACGAGTAATCAAAAAAATGAAAAAAGACTTCCAAGATGGCAATGGGCCAGTATCTATTCACCAGCATCCTAACGGCAAAGGTTGGGTGGCCGATACCGCTTTCGTTTCAGACTCTGTCTGGGTAGGGCCTCATTCTCAGATTTTTGGCAACGCCAGGGTCTGCCAAAACGTCTGGGTCTACGAGCGTGCTCAGATTTTTGGCAACGCCTGGGTCTCCGAGAATGCTCAGATTTTTGGTAGTGCACAGATTTATGGGGATACTTTAATTTTTGGGTCTTCAGCGATTTACGGCAACGCCTGGGTGTATGGTGAGGCTAGGGTCTGCGGCAGTGCTCGGGTTTACGGGAACGCTCAGATTTTTAACAGCTCTAGAGTTTCTGGCACTACCAAGATATCCGAAAACGAATGGACCATCGGAAACGCTCAGGGGTTTGGGGGTCATTCTCAGACTTGCGGCAATACATGGGTCAGCAGAGACGGGTGAGTTAATTCATTGACATTTAATCCAATTCCTTGTAGGATGCTGTGATGGATGATATCGAAAACAAAGTAGTAGACCCTATAGGGAATACTCGTTATTTTAACCAAGACGGGAAACTCCACCGTGAGGGAGGTCGTCCCGCCATCGAGTGGAGAGACGGAGGCAAGCAATGGTATAAAAACGGTCAGCTCCACCGTGACGGCGACTTGCCAGCCGTCTCGTTGTTAGACGGACATAAGGAGTGGCACGTAAACGGTCGTCTCCACCGTGACGGCGACGAGCCCGCCGTTTGGGACGAGCCCGCCGGTTGGAACGAAAATAGCGATGCGTCTTGGTGGAAAAACGGCCAGCGTCATCGTGGCGGCGGACTGCCTGCCGTTGAGTGGTCTAATGGACTCAAGGAGTGGTGGGTGGACGGAAAAGAAGTCTCTGAGTAGAGACAAATAGATGGACACTGAATTCATTGACATTTAATCCAATTCCTTGTAGGATGCTGTGATGGATGATATCGGGAGCAAAGTAGTAGACTCTAGGAATAAAGTAGTAGACAAAAAAGGAAATATTCGTTATTTTAATGAAGAGGGAAAACTCCACAGTGAGGGAGGTCGCCCTTCCATCGAATGGAGAGACGGAAGCAAGCAGTGGCACGCGAATGGGAAGCAACACCGCGATGGCGGCTTGCCTGCCGTCGAACACATAGACGGGAGCAAGAGCTGGTGGGTGGACAACGAGCGCCATCGTGATGGTGGATTGCCTGCCGTTGTGCGAGCGGACGGACGTAAAGAGTGGTACAGGTACGGAAGACACCTTACCAGTTCAGAATAATAACCACCAGGTTGAGTAAAAAATGGACAACGACACAGGAAACAAGACAGTCGACCGAGACGGAACTGTCCGTTGGCATAACGAAAAAGGTCTTATCCATCGCGAAGGAGACTTGCCCGCTGTCGAGTGGGTAAATGGGGATAGGTTTTGGTATAAAAAGGGGAGTCTCCATCGAGATAAAGACTTGCCTGCCATCGAGTGGAAAGACGGAGATAGGGAGTGGTGGACAAACGGTGTTCGCCATCGTGACGGTGGATTGCCTGCCATTGAGCAAGTGGACGGTACCAAAGAGTGGTGGATAAACGACCGCCTTCATCGTGGTGGCGGCCTGCCTGCCGTTGAGCGGATAACGAGTCATAAGGAATGGTGGACAAACGGTGTCCACCACCGTAGATGAGACTCACCTACCACTGTCTAGGTGAATTAATTGATTGACATTCAATCCAATTCCCTGTAGATTAAATAAATGGACAACAACGAAGAAAGAAAAGTAGTTGAAGCAGACAGAACCGTCTTCTGGCTCAACAAACAAGGTCTTCTCCACCGTGATGGTGGATTGCCCGCCCTCGAACAGGCAGACGGTACCAAAGAGTGGTACGTAAACGGACGCCTCCACCGTGGTGGAGGGTTGCCTGCCGTTGAACGGGCAAGCGGCAAGGAATGGTGGGTGGACGGCCAGCAACACCGCGACGGAGGCTTGCCTGCTGTCGAGTGGGCAAGCGGGCGCAAGGAGTGGTACGTGTACGGAAAACTCCGTGTCCGGGACGGCGAATAACCACCAGGTTGAGTAAAAATGGACAACAACACAGGAAACAAGACAGTCCAAGACGGAACCAGCCGTTGGCGTAACAAAGAGGGACGCCTACATCGTGAAGGGGGGTTGCCTGCCGTCGAATGGGCAGACGGGGACAGGTCGTGGTGGGTGGACGGTGTTCTCCATCGTGATGGTGACCTTCCCGCCGTCGAATACGCAGACGGCGGCAAGGAATGGTGGGTGGGTGGCCAGCGTCACCGTGATGGTGGCCTGCCCGCCGTCGAATGGGCAAGTGGGGAAAAGCAGTGGTGGGTGAACGATAGCCGCCGTTGAGCGGGCAAATCACCTACCACTGTCTAGGTGAATTAATTGATTGACATTCAATCCAATTCCCTGTAGATTAAATAAATGGACAACAAAATTCTCAAGTTCAAGTTCTATTCTGACCCAGGCCACGGCTGGTTGGCCGTCAAGCTCGCTCTCTTACACAAGTTAGAGATTGCTGACGCCATCACCCATTATTCCTACGTCAAGGGGAAGACGGTCTATCTCGAAGAGGACTCTGACGTGACCACCCTTTTCACTACGCTGAAAGCGCGTAACATCGAATATCAGGTGGTCCATTCAAAAAACCGGTCACTCGAACAACACTACTCAGTGATTCGTAGCTATCGTTCGTATTCCGCAACAGCCAAAACCGAATAAAAAGAGAATGGCCCGGTCATCCAAAAGGGCGACCGGGCCATTCACACAACAGTATGTTGCGTTTATCTCTTAGAACGTCCCCTTCAGGTTATCCAAAATTACGTTCTTGCGGGGCTGAAGCATCGCAAGACAAGTAAAGCGGAAGTGAGCCTCAGGAGTCGAAAGGTCGGCAACGCCCAGCTTTAGACGGCTGTACGGGGCCAACTCCTTCATTTCCATCGTGTCCTTCTGGATTAGGTATCCAGTAACGAATCCGGGAACCTTGTTGCCAAGGTCCACGAAATCGGTGGTTGCCGAGTTAGCAGTGGTCGTACCGCGACCAATGAACTTAGCTGACACAGCCGTGCCACCAGCACCCGAACGATAGACGTTGAAGCCTCTCGTAGTTGTGCCTGCGCCGCTATGCGTGATTGTGAGTGTGACCTTTTCGTTAGCAGAGACGACGACCGCGATAGAAGTCGAACCAGCCGATTCACCAACCTCATTGAAGCCCGATACGTAGTATACGTACGTACCGGCACCCAACGCACCACCACCGCTAGCAGCGCCAGTAATCGAAGGAGCGGCAGGGCCGTTCGGTCGAGTGCGGGCGGGCTTGCTTTTACCACGAAGGAAATTGCTGGACTCTACGTTGACAGTGCCAACCGAAACCCACTGTTTCCGTAGCTCGGCGCCAGTGGCCTCTTGAGGCGAACCAGCCAGGATGATACGTTCCTTACCAAACGAGATTTTGTTGTACGCAGACAACGAAATCGGGTCAATCAGAAGCGATTCAGCAGTGCCGAAATTCAGGGCCGAACGAACGGCCGAGTCTTCAACCTTGTCCTGAGTCAGTGCGACACCACCACCGGAGATGATGACCGAGTCATCCGAACCATACTCCGCAAACATGAGGTCACGCGAATTGACTTGAAAATCCGACTGACGGATTTGCAGGCCCACACCGTGAATATTCGGGAGGTTTGGAACAACGAGAGGATTGCCATCGAATACACCAGCGTTCGAGAAATCATCCAACCCGCGAAAGAGGTCGAATTCGATGTCTCCAGCCAATTTCTTCGCAGCGTCAGCGGCGGCGCGGTCGTCGCTCGAAATGCCATCGACCGTAGCCACCATCGTCGACGCAATCGTAACCCGACGAGTCGAGCTGTAGAATGCCATCGGGACGGTCGAACGAACGAAGTCACTCGTGTCTTCTTGACCAACGTTACCTTCGAGCTGGGCCGACCCCCCGAAGTTACCGTACGAAAGCTGACGGTCAAACTGTGCGAGGGTTGACTTGCACGATTTAACGGTCATTTTCTTCTGGAGCTTCAGGCTGGCTTCCTCGAACGTGACGTTGTTCATGACGGGGCTCAGGTCCTCGATTTGGAGGGCTCCACCCTGGGTCAGAGTGGAAGGAGCGGCATCGTAATTGCCAGCCTCCATCGCCTTGATAAGGGAGTTGATTTTATCTACTGTTTCCATTTTTTTATTTCCTTTAAATTACTTGCAGAACTTGGCTACGGACTCAGCGGGCACTGAATCGGATACCACGAAGCGGTTGATGAGGTCACGGTCTGATTTAGTTAGTTTGTTGGTCGAAGCAGTGACCTCACTAAGCTTCGCTACGATTTCTTTTTTGGACAGATTAGAGATGTCGACGACAGTATCATCACCATTCGCAGGTGCGAATGAGGACAAATCTCTTGCCGACTTGCGCAAAACCTGTTGACGAGTCAGAATTCCCTCAAATCCAGTAACTAACTGGTCGAGTTTGTTCCGCAACTCCAGGATTTCTGCGTCCTTAGCTGATACGTTTTTCTTGAGGTCCGCCAAAGAGTTTTTAACCTCTTTGAGTTCCAGCTTGTCCGTGCCTGGAACCGGAGGAGCACCCGGAGGAGCACCCGGAGGAGCACCCGGAGGTCCCGGAGGAGCACCCGGAGGAGCCGAAGCTTCTGGAGCCCCTGCACCACCACCACCACCCTGCAATGCAGCTTCGAGAGCGGCTTTCGCCGCCAAAAAATGCATCTTGAGTTCTTCGATGGGCAGTTGCGAATATTCGCCCTGGAGAGCTTCGGGCGACATTTCCTGACCGCCGTCTGCACCTTCTGGACCGCCTTCTGGACCGCCTTCTGGACCGCCTTCTGGACTACCTTCTGGACTACCTTCTGGACTGCCTTCTGGACTACCTTCTGGACCGCCTTCTAGACCACCACCATCAGGTTCGCCAGCCGGAGGGCTAGCGGACATTTCAGGCGGAGGAGCCGAAGACTCCTCTGTCGAGCTACCGGAGGGGGTAGCTTCAGCAGCCGTCTCTTTCCCGGGGTCTGCTTTACTGAGCGCAACAGCCTCTTCAGCCTCTGATTTCAGAAGTTCGGCCACGTCATTAGTGACCTCCTCCAAAATCTTTGAGATTTGCGATTTTGACAATTTTTTCATGGTTTCATAACCTTTCTTTGCAGGGAGAAACCAAGGATTAACCAGCCTTGCTGACGTTCCAGTACAGGTCTCTCCAGGTCGAACGGAGGTTTCCAGCAACCATCGCCGCAGTCGACGGAATCACTGTAGCAGCCGTCGTATACCACTCGACGAAGGACCCTTTTCGGCCGCACTCGACAACAATCGGGAGGATTTCAGCGGGAGTGAGGATGTCTGCCCCTGCGCCAGCGGCCGGGTTCGCCTCTGTACAAATCTGAATAACATGGTGGCTAAACTGTTGAGCCACGTTACCAAAAATGTCTCTGGCGCCGATTGCGCCGATTGCCTTCATCCGTAGCACAACCACTTTTTCTCCAGCAGCGGGTGTAGCATCGGCACTAAGGGTGACGACGGGGTCTTCGTTCGAGTCGAACGACTCGGTGATGACCGGAAGCGTGGTGCAAGATTTCTTAAGCAGGTCTACCAATTCGCGGAGGCTCGCAATGGCTTTGTATGTAGTTGGCATTTTTTCTAATTCTCCATTTATCTGATTTTGAGGCAGCGTCCTTTTTTTGAAGGTGCTGCGAAGAGCACTAAAAAAGCGCCCATTTACTTCCTATTAGATTGATTTTCTGTCGATACAAAAGAGCGTCAATCTTTAAACTGATGACTGACGACGTAAAATACAAATGCTCCGGATGCCAACTCGAATTAGGGCGAGAAGCATTTCACGAATTTAAATCAGATGACCGTAACAGGGCAGTAACATCGAGATGTAAAAAATGTCGAAGCGCGTTGTACTTTTCCGAAAAATACAAAACGCAATGCGCCTGCTGTCAGCAATTCCGCAGACTAGACATCAATAAAATTTGCAAGCTTTGCAATGACGATTCCGGCCTCCGGCATTGCAAAAAATGCAACAAGTTATTGCCCCTATATCTCTCCTTCTATGGCCGGAGCAGCACTTGCAAGGCCTGTCGTGGCGGCCAGGCTAAATAAACACTTGCATTTATTAAAATGCCGTGATAGTGTCCAGAGCACATGTCAAAGATACTGCCAGAGTTCGCCGTAGAAGCTTTTCACGCCCTCCCAGAACCGGTCCGCTCGATTCTGAGCAGGTCCTCAAAAATTCACGTATCGGGCGGATATCTCCGCTCCATCGTAGAGAAGGTTCCTCCAACAGATATCGACATTTTTTTTGAAGACAATTTCAAGGGAATAGTAGAGGAAGCGGAGAGTATTCTGACCAAAAACGGATACGAAGAAAACGGGCCGAAGGGTTGCCCAATCTGGTCCAGACCGCTGGAGGTCCCTATCCAGTTGGTGAAGTTCCGCTGGTACAACCCAGTCAGTGTCGCGGAGGGGGTCGGGTTCGATTTTACTAACTGTTCCGCTTCACTCTTTTACACGGAATACGGGCACCCCCAGGTACTAGCTCATTCGAGTTTCCTGGAAGACGTAAACAGCAGGACGTTAAATTTCTTGTCGAACTTCTCTAAATCCTCGACGGAGGGATTGTTGAGTCGGTGCCTGAAGTTCTACGCGATGGGCTACAGATTCCGAGACCTCGAAAACGCAAAGGCCTTCTCCAACGCGTTGAAGGCAGAGGTCAGTGACAATTCCTATACGGGCCTCAAGCTCAAGGATTTGTGGGCGGTGCCCCTGCCCCTGCCCCTGCCCCGGTCGGGATAGTTGCTGGATGCGGCGCCTTACTGTGTAGGCCCACCGGTCCTTCATTTCCTGGCATCAGGCTATGCGCTAGATGGGGAGTATTGGTAGGATGATACATCAACCTGCCCGACAAAGGGTCTTTTTTCTGCTCCTTGGCCAGCAACAGTGCTTTGTCAGCAGTTGGGAAATCGGCACCAACCCCAAAACTCATGGACAGTTTGTGCGTCCCGGCGACGGGCGGTACGGCGTCTAAATGGGTAGTCGCGTGCCTCATGAATCTAGATGCCTCCTCGTGGGAGGGGAAATAGGCGGCGAATTCGTCGCCACCCGGGCGAAACACCTTACCAGTCCCGACCACTGCCGCTGCATTTTTAATCGCGCCTCCGACCGCTTTGATTGCGTGGTCACCCGCTTCGTGTCCGTGACTGTCGTTGACGTGCTTGAAGCTGTTTGCGTCCATTGAGAGCCAAACGCCGGGCTTGTTTTGGTTCCGGAATTGTGTATAGGCGTACTTGTTACCGACTCCTGAAACCATCGCGTCGCCATAAATATGCTGACGATAGGCTCGCTCAACATCTGCGGATACATGTCCTTGAGCGACTGCCTCCTGGATATGCTGCATTACCTCGTCGGGAGACATTACGGGGGTCTCGTCGTCGGCCTTTTTTAGCCCTGCGGGAGACTGCTTGTATTTTATTTTTGCAATACCGTTTTCGGCATTTCTCAAAATCAACTGGAGTTCGGGGTCAGAGATTTTCCGACCATCTAGTGATGCTCCGCCTCCGCCTACCTCCACGATATGAGGCTGAGACATTCCGACGCGGTGGTACTCGAATACTGATGGAGGTCTAGGCTCCTGAGCAGATAGAGAGGACACCCGGTACGATGGAGCCTGAGCCTGAGCCTGACCGGCCTGAGGAGGTGGTGCAATGACAGGATAATGAGGAGTAGTATGAAGTTTGGATGACCACTGTAGGCCATTTAGCCGACTAACCGCCTCAACGTCGAGGTCGCCTTCGGGCAAGAAGGAACTCAGAATCCCGTGATAATCCTCCAGGTGGTGGAGTCTCCCGTTGTGGATGAGGTATCGCCCAGCAGGGTGGTTCCGGCCCTTGATGCTAATTTCGACGTTGTGAACTTGAGGAGGCTGCCACGGTTCAATAGCATCCGAGATAGCCTTACGCAGGTTTACTAGCCCAGCCTCGATTTTACTAGCCTTGGCGAGAAATTTTAGGTCGTCGCCAATTCTCTCTCTAACCTTGGCCGCTTCTAGTAGCTTGGGTACTATATGGTGGTAGTACAGGAACATCCCGGGGACCTCGCCGTAGTCCTTAACGTACTGTTGATGTAGAATGGCGGTCCTGAAGGGGATTGAGGAATCTCCTTGGCCGGTGGCCTTCAACAACGGGTCTACGTGCGGGGCAATAGCCTCCCAAAATGGAGCGTGGTTTGTCCCCTGTTGATTAGAGTAGCTTCGCATCCCTAATGACTTCTCATGGGGAGCAATAGCTAACCAATGGCGCCAGAATGCTGGAAAGATGGCGTCTTCCGGCTTTTCAAAAGTGCTGCCCCATTTGGGGTGGTTCAGTGTGTACTGGACCGATGGATGATTCTTAGCGAACCAATGGTTGTATTCAGTCAGTGGCTTGATTCCGTCAGATTGCAAAATATTACTTTTCAAATAGAAAAGCGTTTTCGCATCCTTGGTTACGTCAAGTCCGAACATGTTCCGGATGAAGTGCGTATCCGGGACTACCGAGTTGCCGCCACCAATCATACCCCAGGTATACAGGCCTGTTTTGGCGGCTAGCCCAGGAACAGACGAATGCGGGTTGACCGATGGGTCACCTCCATTTTTTTTATTCGTCATCAACCAGTTTCTGGATAGTCTCTTATTTTCCAGCAGCTCTCCGACCGCCCCTACCGAGTCAGTACGGTGTCTGTGGAGGATATCTACTAGACCGTCGTGGAGTCCATGATATTTAGACATGTTTGAGATGCTTGTGCCGATTAACGATTCGACTGAATGTAACTCTCCCGGATATCTATTCGTCTTGGACCTAAGTCCTAGCTTTTCGCCGCTAGTGCCATATTCGACGCCTTTTTTGCCGCCGATATAGTAGGCGAGGTTCGATTCGATGGCCTCCCTCCCGGTGTCGGGGGCGTTGGTAGGATGGTCGAGTTCCCGCATTTTGGGTAGGATTGCCTCGAAACCCTTTTTGCGCGGGTCTAGGCCAGATGCCTTCATCGCGTCAACCATTCGAGCAAACTGTATTTCCTGAACCGGTACCGCCCTGTTGGGAGACAGTTGGGAAAACATGACGGCGTGCATCAATACTTCGGGTGGTAACTTGCCTGCCTTATTGAGGCGATGAACCTTTGACCAATTCGACATAGCATGGTCTAAAGCGTCTTCCACTTTTGGACTCTTGAGGATGTTATTGTAGTTTTCGGCGGAGTCAGGGCCGTCGTTATGGGGAAGGTAGGCCTTAAAGCTACCTATAGCCGTATGCAGCACCCCCTTTTTCGAGTCAAAGGACGAACCTACCATCCCGACATTGGGGCGAATTTTTTTGCCTCTAATAGTACCGACTACCGGTGCTGCGGCTGCCTCACCGCCTTTAGGTTCCGTTGCGAGTTTTTTCTGAAGTGGTTCAAAGGTCCTCGACAGCTCGCCCTTCTGGATAGCCTTCCGGATGGCAAAATCTGATGCTACGTCAGTGAAATGGTTGATAAAGTCATCGGACATCTCCGGTAACTTTGATTTCGCAAATTTTTTGAACTTATCTCTATCGAAGGTGCCCCACCCGTAGTCTCTCAGTACGGCTTTGGCGGTGTTCCTTACGGTTCTCCCTAGGTCTTCGACCTGTAGGGCTGCACCGCCTGTAAGAGCAGAAGGGGCAACGTCATAGTTCCCGGCGGTAGTAGTCTTGGCGAGAGCCTTGAGCTTCGCGAATGACCCTAGGAGGCGCATCTGAGCCTCGGCCTGTCGGTCCATACAGGGGTTGCATGCCAGCGCGGTCGAGGCCCCTAGAGGGGAAAATTCCGGGTCGATGAACTGCCTCTCCGCCTTATGCACAGTGTCGAACCCGTCCGGAGCGTTCGGGTCGTCCATGAGACCGGAAATAGCGGTTTTGTTACATGGTCTTAAAGTCATCGCAACTTTTTTTGCGATTGATTCTTCGATTCGATTGTCGGTCTTTTTTGTAGTCGACCCCTCAATCGAATATCGTACGATAATTTCCTCGTCGTTGGCGACGGCGTCTCGGATTTGAGCCGCTAATGCCTTGGCTCCTTCGTGGCCTGCTCCGTCATAGAGTCTGACTATGCCATATAGGTAAGGAATCTTCTTGATTTTGTTGAAGTATTCCTTCTGACGGTCGTTTTCGCAATCGCCTTCGGTGAAAATTTTCTTGACACTTACTATCTTGCCAACAATTTCCCTGCCGTAGCCACCTTTTTCGTCTAGGTGTTCATAATTTGCTACACCCCACCCTTCTTCTATGGTGGTCACGTCCATGCCTTCTATTGATACGATTTCGCCTGAGCTGTCAATAGCTTCGGATGCGAAAACGCCATCGATGAGCATTCCCGTAGATTTTTTAGGTTTCTGGTCAGCCACGCTATCGAAAAGATTGTTACCCTAAGTTTCAATCGATTACTTTGCTTCTGTCCCGTTCTTGCGCAGCAGGTACTCCTCTCCGTGGAGCTTGAGAGGGGCTCCGCGTTCTGAGACAATGACAACCCCCTCCATCATATGGTCGGAGAGGACAGAGAGCTTGATTAAATCCTTGGTGCTTTGAAGGTTAAACGGTCCTGTGTATAGGTGAGGGACCGTAGGTATTTTGTATCGCTGACAAAAGTCGCTCAATGCGTCCGGACTCAACCAGGCAGAACCGGCAAAGACGGCAAAGGCGGCAAAGGCGGTTTGCCCATTCTTCAGACCGTATTTTAAATCTTGGACCCCGTACGTTTCGCCGTAGATGGTCCATCCCGGATTTTCCCGACAAGCCTGCTCTAATTCAGGGTAAGCTCTCGAAGTCTTCCACCATACATTTGCCTCAGAGTCTAACCAAAAACAATTATGAGACCCGACATGAAAATTACCGGAATGGTCGACACAGAATCGGGTATTACAGCCGTGGATTTTTTCGGTAATCCACACCATTTCGCCTTCCTTAATGGCGTCTGGAGAATTCCACAGCGGTTCGATTTGATAAATCGGGCAAAAAAGGTCTGGTGGACTGGCCTGCCTGCCATCTAGAGCGTATGTCTCTGTGGGCTCCCAGAGAGTGATTCCTAGGGCCTTGGTGACCTCCTCCTCTTCGGGAGGCGACACTCCCGTTCCGGGCGGCAACGGGATAATAAACCCAATCGAAAAAATACCACGCAACTTTCGCGGACGAATTCTTGAATGAGTCTTGGACGAATCAGGCGTTTTCAGGAACTGAAAAGTCGGATGGTCTAGGGGAACTAGGGCGTCGGCCGGGACGTAGACGCACCAGTCGCCCTCTCTGAAGAGGCCGGTCTTCATTACGACCTGGTACCCTAGGATATGGACGATGCATAGAGTGTCGGCGTTTGGGTGTTTTCCGCACTTTGGGAACCTTACGATTCTGACCTTGAACGACGACATCTTTAAAGCCCTGCTCTCTTTTAGGTCAGCCTCTAACGCACGCGGGCACCACTTTTTGACTCCAAAAAAAAACTCCAGCACAAGAAAACAGAAAAGCGAAAACCCCACCAATAACATTAGGAGATGCCGACCAAAACGTGATAACCGAAACATGCTACTAGCGCTAGAGTCGAGACGGCCAGAACGCCAATGAGGATTACCAGCAATATTGTTACGACATTATCCACTTTTTCCACAAAATTTCTTGACATCATATTCCTCCTCCAAGGCGATTAAACAGGTGCATTATTAAATGATAACAGACAAGGCCAATACTCACAACTATCGACAGGGTGATAACGCCTGCTAGGTAGCTTTTCTTGTTCGCTGGGAACAGAGGACAAGGTTCCGTACTCTTTTTGTTCTTACCACACTTGCAATCCATACCGTCATCTTAATCCTGGAGAGCGACTTTGTCAACACAAATATTTTTAGGGAATTGACAGGCTAAACATTTAAGGTAGACTATAACCAATGACGTTCATGATTGTCAAGGGCGCTGTGAACAAGCGTAGGCTATCCGTCCTCCTAGAGCCCTATGAAGGGCCCATTGGGTACCTGGCAGGTATCCCGCCAGCCAAGCTCTACACGAGTCGTGAAGAGGCGGAAAGTGACTGTAAGGCCCTCAACGAAGGGCTAGGAGGGCATATCCTCTTTACCGTGGTCTGTTCGGCGCTGCCATCCGTCACAGATATCTACATAGATACTAGCAGTATCTAATTGGGGGGCCGAATCTCTTCGGCCGAGACGACTTCGTAAATCTGCGCGTCCTCTAGGGCCACCGGTTCCGAGTCCTGGTCTGCGATAAAATTCGAGTAGTCGTCTATATCGTCCGTTACGAAATCGGCTGGTACCTCAACTATATGGACAGCCCGGACCATCTCTAGAGTGACTACTCTGACCTTCATCCTTCGTCACCCTCGTCACCCTCTCCTCGTTGCTTTTTATATTCGTCGTGCCCTACGTCGATAAATTTTACCATGCCTCCGCCGTCAAATCCGTATCCGGAACCTAGACGGCACAGAGTACACCGGCAATGGGGGTGCAGCCCTCCTACCTTAGGCTCCGTCTGCCCTCGTTTGTGGTACCCGTGCCCTATTTCAGACAGTTTATAAACCTTAGGCGGACCGGAAAGTGTCCCGTCCAATTGGTGCATTTCTAGGCATTCCTCGCAGACGTGCTCGTCTCTCACTATGACGAAAAATACATTAGGGTCAGATTCACTGGCTGACGCAGAAATCCTACTAATAGCGTCCACCGAGCCGGTGTTCCTGGCTCTTGTTGCCTCTGTGCCCACGATGCGCGTGACGTTACTTGTGACCTTCCCCATCAATTCGTGGAGTTCTCCACCTAGGACAGTGTTGAGGTCCGTCTTGATTTTTTTGGTCTCGGCCTCGTGCAGCCAGTTCTGGACCGCATTAACCATTTGGACCTTAGCCAATTCTTGGTGTGCATCCATATAACCTTCGACGACTCGGCTCAGGGAGTTCTCGATATGGTTGGACCCCTGGAAACCCTCTTCTTCTGACGAGCTATGATACAGCCCCGGAATGCTGAGGTCTACCCGGATACCTACAGGCTTGGAGCTGACCGAGACCCTTATTTGTTTAGGCCCTCTACGCGCTAGCAGACGTTGTTTAGCTCTTACAAAAAGCGCTTCTATCGCTGAATGAATGGCCTTGACGGCCGCCCGGCCGATGAAAAACTTCATTATCTTTTTTTGCCGTGATGTTCGGCGATTTCTAGAATTTCTTTGATGGCGTGCTTAGAGTCCTCTTCCCACCCGTGCAGGAAATGCTCTACCGTCTTTTTCTGCTGAGCAAGGATTCTGCGCTTACCTGGTGGGAGGTCTTTTTCAGATTTTGTCAAGCTATCGAGGGCCTGGTCTATGCTGCGGGCTAGAGCGTTCCCGGCCCCTTCTGCACCACCAGAAGCTGACGACTGTTCGGCTGCTTGGTTTTTTTGGTTTTCGGTCTGCTCGGGATTATTGGAACCACCCTGTTGCTCAGCTTGACCACCCTGTTGCTCAGCTTGACCACCCTGTTGCTCAGCTTGACCCTGTTGCTGAGCCATAGCCTGCTGTTGTTGCTGAGCCATAGCCTGCTGCTGTTGAGCCTGTTGTATCTGTATCCACTGGAAAAAATACTGGTCGCGTCTATATGCTAAATTAGGGTCCTTGGACGCGTTTTGCCTGCCGCAAAATTTTTCCAATATCTCACCTACCGTAAAATACTGGTCGATATACCCCTTAATATTCGGATTGAATGGGAGACTACCTCCCCAATCTGCGCCTAGTGGGTCTCGCTCAACACGTTTCATCAGGCCGTCGTAGGTCTCCCAAATCGACATATCCTGTTGGAGTCGGACGGCTTCTTTTTCTGCGTTGTCTGCGTCAAGACCCACAAACCTCAACTTTACCTTTTTGGAAAGTTCTAAGTTGATTAGGCCCATAATGTTGGTGTTGAAAAAGTCCTCGAACCCCTGAAGGAGGGGGCGAATTCCAACGTCTCTAGCGGCAGTCAGTTTGTACTCCTGGTTCCCCTCGCTTAGTGCCTGATTGGAAGTCCCTCTGGAGAGGTACGACCACCCCGGCAACTCATCCGGCGACATCATGAACGCAGTTAGAATTTCTCTAGCGTTCATGTCGGTCAGGTATTGGAACTCCATGTCCTTGCCGCCACCACTGTCAATTGGCTGCCACTGAATCTGGTCGCCCGTACCACAACCAAACACAGGCATACGGAAAGCGTTATTGGTGGAGTTAATCGAGGCGTTAAATTGCTGTTTGATATTCCCGATGACTGACGGATTAATGTCGTCTGAGGTAATAACCAGCATACCTCTCGCTGCACGCCCGGACTGAAAATAAAGTCGATTGTGGTTTACGATATTTATATGAGTCGTAATCGAGGTGATTACCGTATCGATAGGCGTGACGGGATATCCGTTCCACTCGACATCCGGTACTGCGTAGAAGTTATATGTTTTGACCTCGTCGCTGGTGAATGCGGCATAGGGTCGACCTGCTATAACCTGAATCCACCTGTACTCATCAGCTAGAAATTTTTCTTTTATGAGCTTCTTCCCTGTGACCTGACAGAGGGTGTGATACGCCCCTTCTCTAAGTGAGCTTTGGGCCGCATCGTTGTTCTCAGTGGCCTTGTAGATTGTGCCAGCGTCGATTGGAGCAAAGTGGTGAAATTTTTTGTCGTTGTCAGTCCCTGTCTTAATTATTTCGATAGCGATACGCCCATTAACTACGGCGTTTCTCGCTAGCTGGACTAAACATTCTGAAAAATTTAATTTGTCATGGTCTGCCATCCCATGAGTGTGCCCGCAATTGTAGATTAATCGGACTGCCTTGTCGATTTCATCGTTGAAGGTCTTTTTTTGCCCATCATCCATTGTGTCGATGATGCCAGTGTTAGGCTCAAGCGTAAAACCAACGCTGAACCGGTCGTGACGTGGGTGTCCGAATACTCCGATATGGTTCTGACGAGCCCTCACTATGTTCGAGACTAGGGAGTCCTGAACCGCAATACGCTTCAAAATATCGTCAGGGATACCGCGAGTCTTGGGCTGATAGACTCCGGCTAGAGAACTGTGTAACGAGGGGTCTACCTCGAATGCCAGTCGCTCGACTGAGCCCTCCTCTCCATTTAAAATGTTGAGGATACTTTTCGACAGAGGAGTCCTGACGAAGGCTGTCGCAGTCAAACGACCTTCGCCCTTCGCTAGGCCGTAAATGACTCTATTGTTTGTTTTTTTTTCTGCTTCAGACATTTTTATTCCGCCGTGAAGACCGTGATTGTGGCGATGTTCGTGCTTCTATTTTTGACGGAAAGAGAGTACGTTGGCCCCCACTTTTCAAAAAAACCAACCTTTGATTGGTCCCCGGCAATGATGGGGTCCACTCTGTTCGTTTCGTCAATAGCGCCATTGAGCTTAATCGCGCAAGCCTGGTTGGTCTCGATATAGAGGTATCTATTAGAGGAAGAATAAACCACAAACGCCGCTACTCCAGGAATGACAGTTTCTTGAGCTAGGGGGACTGTCGAAACGAATTCGACCATCGACGAGGTAACTTGAGAAACTACAAATCCCTGACGAGTGGGGACGGAGAAACCCCCCGCAATGTCAATAGTGTCGCCTACCTGAACCCCAGCAGAGGAATAAGAGATGAACTGGCTATTGTTGGTAATTGCCACCGTTTCAGTTCTCCCTGTGAATACGGTACCGCTAGCCCGAGATAATACCAAAGTCGTCGCGGTGGCGGACAGAACCGCCCAGTTACCCTGGTTTAATGAATCGAAAGGCCCCGCTGTTTCGTTGGTCACAACGCCCGGAATACGAACCGAGTCTCCAGCTACGACCGCCCCAAAAACGGCACCGGCCGAGTGAGTCACTGTTACAGTCTGGTTCGCGTTCAGGGTCACGATGGCGTTGCCTCCAGTGACGGCAACGTTTCGGTCAACCCTGAACCCAGGAGCTGCCCCAGTGCCCGTCCACCTGATTCTGTAGGTAGAGCTTGATACTAGCGCCAATGCGTACTCAGTAGTGTTATCGGTAGTCAGAGACCGAGTCCCCGAAAAAAGCTGAACCTCCGCCAGGGGGGCTACTTCCACAATTTGGCTTTTGGGGTTAGACACGGGTATGTTCTGATTCACCCGTTTCCAGTCCGCTACCCTACGTTGGGGGGAATTAGACGCGGATAGGGAATCCTCAAAAATTACTGCGTGGCAAGAGCGGTTTAGCGATGACATATGGTCAACTAAAGATTGAGGCTAGATATCCCACAGCAGGCCACTATTTCGCCCCTTCTTTTCCCCTTGGGGTTCGTCGTTGGTCTCGGAATAATCGCTTCCCGTTTTTTCCCTCAACACCTTACTCATCCAATTCGCCTCCGTGTATACTGGTTTGTAGCGAGAGTCGCTGTCTAAATCGGATTTCGACACCGCCAACCCTCCAGCTAATTTGAATGACCCTACAATCATGTAACGGAGTGCGTCAACTTCGTCGTCTTCGTCGTCTGCCGGTATTTCTGTAGGCTGCCCGGCGGCGTCTTTTTTCCAATGGTATTGGCAGATGCGGTTTATCGATTCCGCCATCATGGGGTCCTCGCCGATATCGTGAATAAAATACAGATTCGGCTCGTCCTGCCCTGGAGGCCTTAGGAGCCAGCGCACTACGTTGATTCCCGACACCACTGACCCCGCCCCTTTGGTCGCCTTTTTGATGTTGTAGCCTTTTTTTGAGAAAAGTTTGGCCATTTTGGGGTCGGCATTGTCCGGGAAGGCGGATGCTTGGAACGTCTTATACGGTTCGCAAACGTCGAGCATCTGGTCTGGGTCCAATCCTGGCATCGATACAAAATGGGTCACAAAGCACCGGGACCCATCTTTCAGTGCCTGGACATAAACAAAATTATGAGAATGCCCCCAGTCGATACCTGCGATGAATTGACCTGCCCTGGTCTCGGCCAGTAGGGCCATTAGCATTGCTTTTGTAAAATTAGAGGGGTCTTCGGGCAGTTCACCGAAAATCTTTAGATGGGCCTGGGCCGGAGAGATGACGTGATGGGTCTTATCCATCCGAGAATAAATCAACCCAAACGAGGAAGGCTTCAGGCACAAAAGCTGCGCTTTGGCCATGTCCGTAGAATTGGCGTTAAATTTGCCAATAGTCTCCGGGATGCTCTTCAGCATTAGGGAGGTAGATGTCTGGTTAGTGGCGAGCCTCCCTCGGCAGGCCGGGAACAGTTTACACGATTTACAACCAGCAAACCCCTCCACTGGCAGGTAGGTTTCTGCCTCTTTGAAATTCATCGCCTGATACGTCTGTACGTCAACGTGTCTCAGATGTTCAGAGCTAACATACAGAGGAATCTTAGGCTTGTCCGGCTTATGCCTCGACGTAGGGCACTGTTCGGTCACGTCTATGATGTTCCACGACCGGATATTGAGGCCCGATTTGTTGGCGTTGTCGATTTCTTTTTGGACTAGTCCGAAGGCCTGTTTCCTCGTCGAGGTCAGCATAGTAATAGGCAACTTGTTTCCACGGCCAGCCGGAATGTTTTGAGATTCCTCGTAAGCTGTCGGGTTTGAGACGACATCGACCTCATCGATGACGAATAGCGGGGCGTGCTCACTGTTGGCACCAGCTAGGGTGCAGATGACGATTTTAACGTATTGGTCCTTCTCGATATATTCATCGATGGTCTTAGATATCGTCGAGAACTCGCCACTCTCGTCAGCAACAAAAGCGTCGTACTCGGCCCCCGTAATGGAATGCTCAGTATGGGGGTGATAGTATCGTAAAACCTTTGTGACCCGTTCGTTGTTTCCGACGACGAAATCTCGGATGTAAGGCCGCCTGAACGAGCGCTTGACATACTCTTGCGCCTTTAACGCTTGGTCTTGGATGGCGGCCATATGAGCAACGTTTCGATTGCAATGCAACATTGCTAGGACTTCAATTACCGCTGCGGACAAGGTCTTAAAGGAATCTCGGCTGGCATAGTACAGGACCCGCATGAAGCTCTCGTCAGTGCCCTCCAGCATCTTGGAGTACATCTCCCAGACCATGGACATAGGGGACGAGGTAGAGTTTTGGTCCACAATACCGTCTGGCAGGTCCAATCCCAGGAAAACAGCTACCCAGTCGTGAAGCTCCTTCTTGGATTTGCAGATGCGAAACAGAAACTTACGTCTAAGTTCTGTTTCGTCCCGGGAGGATAGTGGTAGGGAGTCGTCGTCCATTTATTCCATGCTCTTCTTGAGCCTGGCCTTTTCAGCCGCCGCCCAATCGGCCAGTACGTTCCCTTCCACCGTGGAATCTATTTCCAATTTCTTGGAGGGGATTGTTGGCAATCCACTGTGCTTTACCTCGATGCTGCCACTGACATTCTTTTTCTGGTCCTGTCCGGTCAGCTTCATCAATACCTCAGTGATATCTCGTAGCTGCTTAATCGCCTGCATCGGAGAACCCGTGCCCTTGTTTAGGTGGCGAAGGTCTCCAGACATAAGGTACATAGAGATATTATCCGTATGAATCTTTTTTAGTGCGGCCATCATGTCGGCAGCGATGTCCACGCCTTCAGTTATGGCCAGTAAGGCTCGAACCTTGGCTCGCTCCACTGAGAGGTCTAGATGTTCCTGCCGTCTGCTCTGCCAGTCGTTGACAGCGGCGGCATACACAATCTGTCCGAGCCCGAAATCTGGCCTCAGTCGGCGAATTTCCGAAATTGTACGCCCTTGTAGATAGAGTACGAATAGGGTTTCTACTACGCTATCAGAAATGGGGTAAGTCTCAGACCCACCCCGGCGCAAATGGGAAATAAAATACTGTAGAGCTGTGCGCTCCTCAGGAATCAGCCAGCTAAGGTCACTTTCTTGTAGTGACTGGTTTTCGGATTTTATTAGCATTTTTCTTCGCTGGTTTTTTCGCTGGTTTCTTTGACGCCTTTTTCTTAGGGGCGGCAGCTATAGGATAGATTGCCTTCTCGTTTAACAAAATTTGTATCTCCCAGCCATCTCCAAAAAAATGACGCACAGTATCGTGTAGAGTGTTAACTCTCTGGAGGTATTTTGCATTCACAACCCCATTGCCCACCCAATTGTACAGAATCGAGGTATGTTCAATGTCGATTTCGGCGGTCGAGGATTTTAATTTAGGGTCAACCGAAAAAGGCCACAATTTGATTTGCAATATTTGTGCCTCATGCAAAAACCCAAACCGCTCGGCCATACCGCGTAGGGTTATTAGCTGCTGTTCGGCACTGAGATTTTGCGATTTATTCATGCTTCGACATCCTGTCTCTTACCATCTGTGAGATAACGGCCTTATCTGTCCCGTTAGGTGGCAAGAATTTTGCCTCAAATTTGGCAAAAGACTTTTCAATCCCTTCACTCTCGGAGACCTCCGGCGACCGCTCCCTTGTTGGAAACCCGCGTGTAACCATAGAACTACTCCACCCCTTGCACTCCTGTTCACGGTCTCTGACCCACCCCCTGGTGGGGCCATACACGTCGACCAGCACCTTGTGGTGGGGCCTCACTACTGAGTCTAGACGAGTGCGGGTGAGAGGGTTTTCTGGAGTGTCATCAAATTGGTGAATCTTTTTGCAATACTCGGCAGTAGAGATAGACTTCACAATTTCCGACCCTGTCGCGGAGTGACCAAACAAATTAATGAACCTCTCCTGATTGGCGTCAGACCGAGTCCGCCATCTCGGGGCCCCAACATATTGTACGTAGCCGACCTGTTGGGGGGAGTGGATATGTCCAGAAATTACAGTCCGCTCCGCCATCAGCGCCAACGCTATTCCGTCCTTGGCGTAGAAGGCATTCTCATAATACGCCCCCTGAAACGTCTGATGACAAAAAATGGTATGACAACGCTTCGCCGTCTCCGAGTACGCCTTCAGAAAATCTGACTGATTGTAATAATACGGCAGAAACCCGACCCCCTCCACCGGAATGGGCTCATTGAGGCCGTCGGCAACAAACACCCCCGGCATCGCCGCAAACGGAATCAGAGAGTGGGGATACCCCTGCGTAGGAGTCACCTGGTCGTGGTTGCCCCTCATCAATACGACTTTGCGTCCGCCGCAGGCTAGAACCTTTAGATGCTCATGCCAAAAATCGATACAACGCACGTTGACAACGTCATGGGTATGAAATTGGTCCCCCAGGAATGTAACCAGTTCGCAATCTGCCGCATACTGGCGTACCGCCACAAGTAGAGCTTCACAATCTTCTAGCTCGTCTGGAGTGCAGTGTACGTCTCCTACTACTAGATTTAGCAAAGCTTATAGGTCCTCTTGTGAGTGGGATAGAACCCATTGCGGGCCACGAAGATTTTCCGCAAATGCCAGGGCGAACTTTTCTGAAAATACGATTTCTCCGAACGGGACCAAAATAAAAGGGGTGTCCTCGCCGAGGTCCGAGCAATTATACGTAGCAGACATCCAAGCCTGTGACCAATCCTCAATTACCCATATGCGGGCCGTATCCTGCATATCGACAGACCCTACCAGTACCTCCAACGAAATAACGGTCTTCCGGCTGTTGAGGAATGCGAGACCTCCTGTGCCTTTTTCCTTGACGGCCTTAACGGGAGGTTTACATAGAATTCCCTTATTGGGGAACTTGTTCTCGACGAAATATTTTAGCATTATGGCTCTTCCTGTGTGATTAACATCGTGGTTAGAATGTCTTTAAGCTCTAGATTTGAGGTGCTGTCTCCTGTATCGCATCCCCCGTTGCATTCTGGGCACACCATACCGAATTCGTTTTCGACCCAGCCAGCCGCTAGTGCCTGGTCTTCGTCACCGTCAAACGTTTTGTCTACGTATCTGTTAGTAGGCCGAGATTCGACCTGTACAGAGAACCCCATTTTTTTTAGCTTGGGGTGAACTTTGGTGTTGGTGCCGTCTGCATAGGGAGAACTGAGCTTTAGATACGTCGACTCTCTTAATGGGATGTAGATGAGAACCTCTTGTCCATTCAGATACCATATCAGTCTATTTTCGTAGTCCTCTATTTCGAGACTACAACTAATACAAACAACATCACCCATCTTCTACCACTCCTTCGAGTTCAATCATCCATCGTTCGCCATTGTGGCACATGGTCAATTTTTCAAACAGTGCTGGACCGGTGTACAGCATATGATTGATTTCTCCCTCGACAACGACCTCCTTCAGGAAGGGCAATTGCCTACGGGTAATATGACTACCAGAACTGTCCTCGTCGAACAATCGAATAAAATACCGTATGGACGTTTCTGACAATTTTATCTTCGATATTGACCTTACCATACCATCATCCTAGTTCTTTTGCAAGCCTACCCATAGAGTCTTGTATTTTGACGGCATCGGCACCGGCGTTGATACGAATCCACTCTTTTGTAAAGCCACACAGGTCCCCGCGCACGATGAAAATCTTGGCGCGGTTGAGCGCATCCTTGAAAGAGGCATAATTGCTAGGCCGGAACCACGCAAAAAGCCCACCATGGCCGCCTATAGAGCCTCCGACGGCCGACGCAAACGGGGTAACGACATCCTGGATGATTCTGCTGTTTGTTTCTAGCGATTTTTTTGCTAGTTTCTTGATTTTTTGGAAAATGGCCGGGAACTTATTGACGCGGTCTAGTAGGTCAGCGGTATATAGCTGAGAAATGACCGACACCCCAGACGTGGAGGTCTCCAGATAGTGCGACGCCTTTTCCCAGTGAGCCCGGTCCTTGAACAGCACCCACCCAACCCGAAGACCGCTCAGCCCGAAGATTTTCGACACCGAGCCAATAATAGCGTCCGACCGTTGCAAGAACGGCACGAGGGCTGGGTCGAATCCGTAAATCTCAGAGGCGTAAACGGCGTCCCAAATGACACCGCTGTCCGCATCTGCTACGTTCGTCCCGAACTCGCAACCGGATGGATTGTTAGGCCAGGTAATTAGTTCCGGACAGGCCGAGCCCTGTTTCTCATTGTTGAGAGTGACTCCTGCGAAGTCTGCCAGTACCGGAATCCGAGGCCAGTAAGGGGGGCTCAATTTAATCCCCTCGTAGGCGCTGATGACAGCTAACAGACCCTGAGTGGCTCCATTAGTGATTACGACGTGTCCTGGGTGGTCCTCAGTGCATACACCCTCTGAGATGCACCACTTCAGAATTGCTGCCTGTAGCTCCGGCAGGCCGTCACAGGGAGGATAACCTAGCTCTGAGGCGCTCAGGGAGAGTGAGGTAGGGATACTGTGTTTGTAGGCCTCTCTCACGACCACCGCGTCACCAATTGCTAGATTGGTCCACCCGTCAACTTCTTCTCGCTGCACTAAACTGTCCATCCTAAAACCCCATCCTTACCTGCAACCCACCATCGAGACGACTGTTGAGCCAGACGCCCGTATAGATATTTAAAAAGAGCCTCCGCTCTACGAATGCTCCGAGCACTATCTGTTCGGGCACCCCCGGGATGACATTGTTGGTATCCCCTAGAGGAGACCGTAGATTTAACCCTGCCTGTATTCCTAGTCCCCACTCAGAAGAGGAGTCCTTCTCCACTATCTTAATTTTCTCCTCAGTCTTAACCGATGCTTTCCAGAGCTTTACAAGCTCGTCGACCGAGGTTGAAGTTTTGGTGGTGGAATCAGTTTTAGATACCGTATCAGTAGCGACCCTGTCGACCAGTGTCTCTGTCGTTGTCGTCTCTCCTGTCGGCTTAGTATTGGTTACGGTGACCTTGCGGAGGTCTGAACGACGCTGCGTCGAGAACTCCGCTATCATGGTTTTAAGCTCCTGGATATCTAATTTCTTCTCAATCGTCAACGACTCATGGTGAATCTCCACCCGCTTTTCAATCTCTACTGTTTTAATTTTGGCAGGAGACGTAAAACGCCCTGCAAAAAACGCGCCGCTAATCAGAACTAGGATAAGGATAGGGCTGGTTATGATTTTCTTGATTTTTTCCAATTTATTACCTCTTTCGGAACGAGCCCATCAGCAAATCCTCTTTGAACTGCTGCTTCAGCGGACATAAAATAATCATTTTGACACAAAATTTCAATTTCTTCCGCTGGAATTCCAGAATGGTGCGCTAGTATGCCATAGTACATCTCGGATAGAATTTGTATTTCCTTCCCTAGAGCAATTGCTTGGTTTGCGGTAACGTCGGCAGACAGGGAGCCGTTATGAATCATGAAACGAGTATGGGGGCTGAGGAGGCGAACATGACAGGCCTGCAAGATTAGAGTGGCGATTGATTGACACTCTCCGAATACCTTACAAGTCACCGGGTTCCTGGCGCCTCTAATCGCATCGTAGATAGCCCACCCCGCGCCTTCCTCTCCACCAAGGGAGGACATAATTAGAGTAATCCCGCCTGGTTTTCTGTCTAGCCTCCGCAGGTCTATGATTAGAGCGCCTGCATTGTTTATGTCCACACCGCCAAACAAATACAACTCCCTAGCTCTGTCATCTGTTGACAAAATCGGCGATACCGATTCTGTTAATTTTCTTTTTTTTCTCAATCCGCCTCCTGCACGTCTTTTATCAGGTTGGTTTCGGTCGTCCAGTATGGCCATATACTTTTTAGGGGAGACCATTTTGTTTCTGCGAAATTCAAACGACCTATAGCATATTTAGATGAATACATCCCCCTATTCCTGTCATAGAATCCAACCCCTACATACCCAGTTCTTGAACCGTCTAGGCGGAATTTCGCTATCCTAACAAAGGTCGCAAGTCCCGTGTCTTGGTCTGGGTCAGCGGAGACGAATTCTTTGCACGGAGCTAGCATGATGCAAGTAGTTGCGATTTTTGTGATTTCTGAAGAGCCATGGAAATCGTCCAGTTCTGGGACAATATTTTTTGACGCCCCCTTGCGCAGATGGGCTATACAGAGTATAGGAACTCCTAGGACCAACGTCAAGTACCGTAGTTTTTTAAGCAGTCGCCCCATCTCTGAGTTATCATTCCCGCTTTTGGAGTCGAGGTCGATGTAATGTAAATGGTCAATAATGATGAGGTCTGACTCTTTGTAGACCTTCATTACCTCACGGTCGAGGTCGTCAATGCTGAAATCCCCCCGCACTCGGTAATAGGTCCGCAGAGTCTTGTATTTAGCCTTGATTACTTCGTCGGCCTCGTCGCTGAATTTGTCGAGAGTGAGTTTGTACTTACCGAGGCGCCATTCTGCGTAGCCAAAACAGTCTCCGGTTCCGGGATTTTCGTCAAGCCATTTATCTAAAAGTATATTGTACTTTATGCGTCGCTCTATCTCGTTTTCCTCGGCCTCTAGAAAAAATGCCGAGACTCTGATGCCTTTTTCGGCGTTGTGTTTGGCGATGATTTTTGCCATCTCAGTCTTGCCAACCCCAGTACGGGCGCCGAGGATGATTAAATCCTTTCTCGCAATCCTAATCAACGCGTCATCCAGGTAATTCATGCCATACTGGATAGGCTGTTGAGACTCCGAATACCTTTCGGCTTGTTCGCGCCCGATGCGGTCAGCCATTGACTCCATAGCGTCCGGGGTGAGCCCCATAGACGAATCAAGCCTTTGTAGCTTGGCCGCGCCGGACTCCCACAGAGCGAACGCGGCGTCGTGGTCACCCTTGTTAAAAGTCTCCGCCATTTCCTTGGCTTGTTGGACAATTAACCGACTCTTAGCCCAGTCTAGGAGTTTGGCGCTAATGACATCAAACCCAACCTCCGTGGCGGTCTTGGTGCATTCCTTTACCGCCCTTACTAGAGCTACAGCATTTTCGCTGTCCCGAGTGTAGAGGTACGCCTCAAGTTCTGTAGCTGTTGGAGGTTTTTTGTAAACCTTGCGAAAACTAGAAATGTGGTCATATACCTCGGCCACGATGGCGGAAGTAGTTGAAAACCATTCCTTATTGACTGAGAGGGCCTCTAGTTGACTCCAAAAAACCGGGGTTTGGAGTGCGTGCCCTATGACGGCCTGTTGGTGAATTTTGGAAAATTCAGTTTTTTCTGACACTAAATCTCCACCAATTTATATCTCTTGCTGCCAATGTTTATAACAGTAGGAGGAAGTTTACCGTGGCGGACACCTTTTGTCCACCACTCTCTGGTCCCGTCCGCATTCTCGACGGCAGGCAGGCCTCCATCGCGATGGAGGTCCCCCTTTATCCACCACTGCTTGGTCCCGTCTGCCTTCTCAATTGCAGGCAGGTCTCCATCACGGTGGAGTTTGCCTTTTATAAACCACTCTTTATGTCCACACGCCCACTCAACGGCAGGCAAGCCACCTTCGCGGTGGAGGACACGGTTTTTGTACCATTGTTTAGAGCCGTCGAACCATTCGACGGTGGGCAAGTCGTTGTCACGGTGTGGGCTTTCAAATCCGTCATCGTAATACACGCGGGACGCTCCATCTGGAGAGACTGTCAGTTTGTATGTTTTCATGTGGAAGCGCTAAAAATCCAAGAAAATATTCATACGGCTAAAAGGATACACTTCCGGTGCAGCCTTAATCACTTCGGTCGCCTCGGTGATAGACATGTCCCCAATATCGTCGAAACCATCTGGAATGTCAACTAAAAACGTATCCATCTTTGCGGACCTTAGTCTCGCAATTAATTTATCTACTCCATTTGCAGCATCTGGGTCAAATGCTATATATACCTTATTGACATTCTTCCGATATAGATGGTTAATTTGTCCATCGCTGACCTCTTTACCCATGGTGGCTACGTTTCCGCCAATATTATGAGCCTTGAGCGCGTCAATAGGGCCTTCGCACAATACTGCTACAGACCCTACAATTCGATTTTGAAACATTAAAACATGCTCTCTAGGAATTTCTGGGGTGCTAATGACCTTCATTCCCCTCTTTTTTAGGTGGCCAAAATCCGAATCCTTAATTAATCGAGGAGTCACGACCAACTTACGCGACTGCCAACCGACTAACCTATCCCCCACCCAGACTGGAAAATCTACGGTCTTATCGTCGAGAGAATACCGGATATCGTACTCCTTAGCAATCTCAACCGGGACCCCTCTCCCGGCCAGATAGTCAGCTCCTGACCTTGCTCCTGGTGAATCTATCGGTAGGCAATGTATTGGCCATACTAGGTCTGGTGTTGATTCTATGCTGAACTGGTCGGGATTGTCAAGTTGTTCCTCGTCCATCTCTAAGGTTAATTCCCCCTCATACTCCTCCTGGGTAACCGCTCCTCCACAGATAGCCTCCCCAATTAGAGAATACGGTACCCCCGTCATCGCCGCCAATGCCTTCTCGGGCCGTCCGGCAAACCCACGAGACTCCTTACAGACCCAACAGACAAACGAACTGCCGTCCCGATACAGATATAGTTTTTCTTTTTTTTTACAGGAGGGGCAGTCGAAAATGTAGGATTTATTTACGGTGCGGTACGACAGCCCACTAGACTGCAAATAGGATGCTAGTCGAGCGGCGTCTACCTTACGATGCCTTGACAGGCTCATTTTTGGCGAGTAGGTAGAGTACCAAAGTCTGAACCTCGTCAGCGCTTAAAATCATCAGCAATTCGTCAGCTCTATACCATGCTCGTGTCCCGTCTGCCCACTCAACGGCAGGCAGGCCGCCGTCACGATGACGCTGGCCGCCTATCCACCACTCCTTGCGCCCATCTAGTCGCTCAACGGCTGGCAAGTCGCCGTCACGGTGGAGCTGACCGTTCACTTTCCATACCTTGCGCCCGTCTAGCCATGGACCAGCATTTTCGTCCATCATCAGCCCCCTGCCAGGAGTTTTGTGACTTCGTCAGAGTCATCGTCTGGAGACTCTAGGATTTCGTCGGTGATGACCGTCGGAATCCGAGCGCTTTTTTCAGCATTCAAAAGCTCTCTAATCACCAGTTTTTGCAGGTCTGGAGACTTCTTTAGCCCGTCTAACAATGCGGGTTTTCCTACAAATTTTGAACCGGCCAGGGCGTAGGTTGTATTGTTGACTCGCTCGATAATCCCCCATTTAGTTCCAAGACGGAAAATTTCCTCATGCTGATTTATTATCCCTCCCTTGTAGTCGATGGTGAATTCAGCACTTCTCCCCGCCGGGCCGACGGATGATTTTTGCATCCAGACAGCTATTTTGTGACCGGTGATATCGGCAGCGTCAGTCACGTCTTTTCGTGACGCATCCTCAAACGAGTTTCCTAGCTCATCGACTCGGCCAGCCTTGTTTTTGTTCCGTTCGACGTAAACGAAATACTCACAATGATGTAGAACACCGAAACTTGCCGCCGCCTTCGTTTTGTTACCTCGTTTTTGTTCTAGGCTGTCCATCTCAGCGCGCTGCTGACAGGCTAGAATCAGATGCAGATTTCCACGCCTCTGCACTGGCAAAATCTTTTTAAGCCCTATCTGGAGTGTCTGGGCGTGGTCTCCGATAGTATACTGTTCAACCGACTCTAGCTCGGCCTCTCTCCGGCCCTGAATGCCGTTGATGGAGTCGATTATCGCTAATTTAATTGGAGCGCCCTTTTGGATTAGGGCGTAAATCTCGCCCGCAAAAACGTCGAATACCTCTCCAGGTCGGTTGACTTCAAAAACGATATATCGGTCGGGGTCAACCCCAAATGACCGCAAGGTCTCCTCAGACATTTGACCGTCGTCTCTGAACTCGGTATCAAATTTTACAGCAATCGCTTCTGGGTCGTCGCGATGGAGTTGTCCAATGGTAGCATTGGTCAACAACGACTTTCCCCCACCTGGAGGGCCCCATAACAGAGTCGAATACCCTAGAGGCATTCCGTGAGTGTTCCCAAAAATGAAATTGGTGGATGGGGAAGGTGTGCGGATGACATTCGCAAATCTATCTATCCGCTTTTTCATTGCTCCGTCGAGCTTTTTTAGTTGTTCCGTCCATTTGTTAGCCATGTTTTTTACCTTTTGTGAGGGTCTGCGAATCCTGCTGGCATATCTAATACGCCATCATCGTCCGCCGTCCACGACTCCCGAGTCGCAAACTGTTGATTAGGATTAGGTCTAGGAGAGTGTAGTGGTTGATTGGGTTGCCAGACTGAGGACCCGGAAATCAACTTTTTGACACTGTTGTAGGCGTTCATGAACAACTCTGCCTTGCCTACTATATAGGACAGGACGGTTTTAATTTCGTTCAGTCGCTCGGTGCAGCTACGGACCTCAGGGTCTAGAACCGCAATCGCCTCCCTCGTCTCTTTCGAGGCTCGAATTCCTCGCTTGACCAGTGATGTGTCGGCTCCTAGTATAGCCTCAGCATATCCAACATCAAGGGAATGCTGTGCCATATTCCGCTGGTGGGTGAGCAGGGTCACTGTCCTGTTGAGTTTCCCCCAATTGTCGGAATAGACAGACAATAACTCTGCCGAGTTGTGCGCATTGGCGGTCGCGACCTCTGACAGCCTGCACTCAGCCCGAACGATTTCCTGTATGTCTAGGATTAAAGGACTGCCAGTACCGTCGCCGGATGGCACAATGTATTTTCCCTCAGGGCTGTCGATAAGTGCGTCTTTCATCTATCTCACCTTAAAAAGGCTCGTATTTTGCCTGTAGCCCATGAACAAAAAACTACAGGCAAAATACGAGCGGATAAGAGATTAATTACAGATTTGCGAACTCGGCCGCAAAATCTTCATCAGACAACGCCGCAGGTTCGGCAGGGGCGACTACAGGCTTGGGAGCAGGAGTAGCAGCTACAGGCTTGGGAGCAGCAGCGGCGACGACTACAGGCTTGGGAGCAGCGACAGGAGCAATATCTCCAAACGGGTCATCGCTTGGTGGATTTGCAGCAGCGGCAGCGGCAGCGTCTTCCGGGACGCCGTCGAACAGGTCCTCCTCCCTAGGAGCCTCAACATTCAGCCCCAGCAACTTCGTGACCTCGTCCGGGTCATCGTTACTGGATGCGATGGCCTGCATCGTTTCTGCCGAGTACCGAATTTTTTCAATCTCTTCCGAGAAATCCGGTAGAGATGACAGAGCTGTCACCGCCGTAGCCTTGTCGAGAATGTGGAAATCAACAATCGATGACCCGTCGTCCCGCTCAATGCGGTGAGGGTGTACCTCGTCCTCAGTGTTGAATCCAGTCCCCGTCCTGGAGAACTCCCACCAGACCCCCCGGACTCCCATCGGGGTCAGACCGTTTGCGATGAGCGCCTTAACCTTGGCGCGCAGCTTCCGCATACAGGTAGGGGTCAGACGTAGGACACCGAACTGTCCAGACTTATTTATAGCATAGACACGGTATTTCCCGTCGTGCCCGTGGTCTTTGAGCCATTGGACATATGGCGCAAGGGCCTTGCTCAGTTGAATCTTGGAGGCACCCTTGCTGCGCCCGATGGCCTCAATCTCGGCGACTTTGGCCTTGTGCTTGTCTCGTTTTTGACAGAGTGGGCATTCTTTCGTAATGGTAGACGAACCATTGCTGAAAACTCTCTCCTGGTGGCACAGGATGGGATATGACCGCAACTTGTCGTCACCCTTGATGGACCGTCCCTTCCACCAGTGGGTATACCAAAATTGTGAGTAGTCTCGCACCTTCGTCAGGCTCTTCATGGCCGGGAGGATGCGATACAGCTCCGTCGAATCTTCCTTTAGGGACCAGTTTTCGTAACTGCTCCCTCCATAATTCGGGTCTTCAAAGCCTTCTGGCATTTGCATCTGCGGTTCATTCGTGGTCATGGTTTGTTTCTTTCGCTTCTTTGAGGATTTTTGTGATATTGTCTTTGGTTGCTGCAAATTCTGGATTAAATGTATGGTCTATAGTTTTATTGAACAGCGGTTTGATGGTGTCTCGAATTAGTTGTCTGTCGTCTCCGAAAACAAATACGGGGACTCGCCTATCCAACAACGACTTCGTCACCACCTGAGCTAGAATATCTGTTTTTACTCTCGCAGTCAAGAGTATTCGTCCGCCATCCGTGCTCAGGATGGTGTCGGTGACGATATTGGCCAATGCGTCAAAGGACAAGCATTCGCGTTCCTGGAACTCGAAATCGAATTCAGGAACGTTGTAAAAAAGGCAGGCCGCTTGGAGATGATTCTTCAGGAGGGAGTACTGTACCGTCGAGAACTTGGGTCTAGCGTGCACGTCCTTCTCTACTATGTCCGAGATGGGCTGTGCGAACGAGTATTCCAGTTCCCGCGCAAACTGGACGAACATCGTTTTCGGGAAAATAGTAATCGAATTAGTGGTCACAAACCCATACAAATCCTCCAGGGCTGTTGACGGGGTTTCTGTTTTGGGAAAATTGGCAAAAACGGCGATAAGACGTTCCGGCACTGTACGCGCTAGAATCTGGTCGTCAATCTCCTGAAGTCTTTGGGTTGCCGCCGCGATTTGAACACCTGCACCAGCTCGTAGCTTGTACGGGACGCTTTCTTCTACGACTTCTGAGAGGGTTTTTACTCTCTCGCGCTCTTGAATCAGTTCGTGTATTTTCATTTATTCTTCTTCATCTGTTTTTTCTACCTTTTCCGAATGAGACAGTGCAACTCTGAGTACTGAATATTTTTTTAGGGAGAAATCAGTATCTAAATCCCGCCGATGCAACTGAAAGGCGCATATTGCCCCAGGCTGGATGTCTTTTTTTGCATCGTCGGAGACTAACCCCGTATTGTAGTTTGGCCACATTACGAACTCTTTCTTTGTCCCACCAATATCTACCAAAATTTTAAGCGCCTCTTTGGTTTTGTGGTATGTGAAGATTTTTTTCTCTTCCACGTATCCTAGCACAGCGCAAAGGTAGCCGCCAGATGGGACCGACCTAGACAACTCTAGCCTAGAGAGGAGGTCGATGTCAACTATCGGGCACTCCTTTTGTTCGTTTTGTTTTTTTTCAGAATTCCAGGCCTTCCACCGATAGCGCATTTTAACGCTATCGGTATCGACCAAAGACAGGGTTGGGTAATCATTCACGACGGGGCGAAAAACGACCCTCAGGTCTTCGCCGTAGGCCGGTAGAATCCCCTTACGTGCCTGATACCTACCGACAGCGTCCAGAGTGGCGTAGTAAGTTTTGCTTGCCTTTTTTGCGGCTGCTACGGCCGCCTTCCACGTTTTCTTTTTTTCTGGAGTTCGGTGCATCTCCAATTTTTGAGACGTAGCTAGGACCATGGCTTCATCGAATTTTTCCAGCTTCTCGGTCACTGACAGACCAGGCGGGTACAACCCATCCATAACCCCAGATACCAGCATATTGTAAACCTGAGTACGCTGGATGGCGTTTCGCTTGAGGACATAAGCCAAGGACTCTTTCCCGTCCTTGATTTTTACTACCATCTCTCCTAAGTCTCTGAAATCGGCAATTTTATTCGCAAAATCCTGAACATCGACATAGGGAGAATATTTACATATCTGTTGATGGGCTTTTTCCCCAATCCCGTGCAGGAGGCTGATAGGAGCTTGGAGATACCCCCCTGCGTGGATAGTCCAGTCTAGTTCCGACACCTTCAGGTCCGGCAGTAGGATAATATCAGAGCAATGACTCCAGAATTTGTCATTTACATCGTTTCTCTTGGCATTTTTCAACACCGCCCACCACCATTGTAGGTGGTAGTGGTGCTTCAAAAAGGCGCAAGCATAGGCGATGAAGGAATACGAGACTGCGTGTGACAGGTTGAAACCGTATTGGGCCCACGTCCTGAGAAACTCCCAGAGTTTTTCAGCGTCTTCTGCCCCAATTTGTAGAGATGCTTTTTCGATGAAAAAGAGATATGCTGCATCTACCTTTTCTTTTCTTTTTTTTGCCGCATTTGTCCTGAACTCCTCGGCCTCAGACCCCGTACACCCTGTCATTTTTTGGTAGATTAGCTGTAGCTGCTCCTGGAAGGTCAGGACGGAATAGGTCTCAGGGATGAGAGTATCCAGTATCGGGAGAATGTCCGGACTACCCGCCGCTCCTCTAGCCCTCCTGGCGTACTCCACCAGGGCGTTGTGTTGCAGCCCAGTGTCCGGGTCGGTCACCATAACGTCTAGAGGTCCGGGTCGGTCCAAGGCTGTGAATGCAGCCATATCTCGGATAGAGTTAATGGCTGTCGTACCGTCTGGTTTTTTGAAATTAAAATGCTTTAGCCATTTTTTCGCGGCCTGGGTACTGAATTGGAATACCGATTCAGTCTTGCCGCTAGAGATATCAGCAAATACCTCAGAGTCTTCTGGTAAATCCCAAATATCGAACAATATATCTGGCTGTTTGGGGTCGGGCACCATTCTGTGAGCGGGCACTCTCCGACCATTAATGATAGCAGCTTGAGTCTGAAGACACCCAAAAGTCTCTTGGACCTTTTTGATACAATCCTGGATATCTCGGAGAGCGTAAATCACCAAAAAATCCATTTTGAGCCCTCCTACCGCCTCCACCGCCTCGGCCGTGAAGGCCGTGACGCTCACCCCGGTCACCGTGGTCAATGGAATGAATTCCGAGATAGGGCGATTTGCGATGACGTACGCGCAAGCGTGGCGGGACTTTTGCCGGGGCAAACCCAAACATCCTTGCACTATTCCCCAGTCGTCTGGGTAGCGTTCGATGTATTTTATCAAATTCTCATCAGTGCCGCTGTGTCCGGGCTCGGCGGCTCCCATTATCCAACCATCATCGGCCGCATATCCGATTGCAAACCTGTGGTCGTCGACACCTTGAGGGGGCGTCAAAAAGGCTTTCGCCAATTGCTCAATATCTGGAGGGACAAAACCGGCAGTCCTCCCCCCGCAGTCTGGACATTCAGTAATAGGCTCCCTAGTCAAATGCAGGGCCCCGCACTTGTGACATTTTTTCCTCAAGGCGCGAGAAACGTCTTTGACTGCCGATTTTAGCTTGAGGGCAACGTCTACCGAGATTTGGGAGTAGTGCCTCCCATAACGTTCCTCGAACCAGCCCGGGAAGGTAGGAGGGAGGTCTCCCTCCGTTGTACTATTAGTAATAGCTGTAATTTTCAACTAACGGCTCTCCCACCACGGTGCGATATCGGCTCCCTGCGCAAGAGCCTGTCTGACAGTTAGTAACCCCATATCGGTCTCAATCCTAAAATCTTCCGGGAGGATATGCTTACTGCCATCTTCGGCCTCGAATTCTACCACATTTACGTCATCCTGTCCAGCCAATGGCTCGCGGAAAGGAAGGTCCTGGTCGATGTCTGGCATTTTACCGGATTTAATACGGTCCAACGTGATAAAGCGCTCTAGTGAGAGTCCGTATTTTATCGGGTCGATATGAGTAATACCTAACAGATAGCAGATTAGCAATCCAGCAGCGGACCCACGACCCGGCCCCGTGAGCCACCCCTGGTTTTCGTAGAGCTTGCAAACCTCCTCGTCAATGTGAAAATAAGGCAGCAGGTCTATCGTCCCGTTTTTATGCAGGATGTCTATCTCTAGCTTGAGTCTTGCAAGGTATTTCGGGTCCTGCGGCATTCTACCGTTTTTGAGAATCAGTTCCTTTGTAAATTTCAAGGAGTCAGAGGGGAAAAATTTAGTAGGCAGACTTGGCGAGGTCTCTAGTTTAAAATTTTTGAACCGACTAGCCCACTCTTGAGTGTTGTCTACCCACCCCTCGAACATGTCGAGCTTGATGTCGAGCTTGTCGCGAAAATGATGCCAGGCTTCTTCCGAAGTTTGGCGGTGGTATGAGTTATGGAATTTCCAATCTCCGGATTGCGCGAGGCGAACATCCTGGTAGATTTTTTCCTCAGGGTACGCAAAATGGCTGTCGTCAGCGATAAGGACCTTAACTCCATTTTTCTCCGCCATTGCGAGTACGTATTTATTGCACCCCCACTGGATATCCCCATCCGGGGCCACTGGAGAGCACTCGTTCCTAAAAAACCCTTCTCGGCGTTCGACCGAAACGACCTCGAACGGACCTCTCTCGAACGTGACCCACTTCCGATAGTGGGAAATCTCAGCGAGTTTCCCAAGTCTCTCTCCCCCGTTAAATCTCGCTTCTAGGTCCTCGGCATCTAGTGTGAGATTGGTCGTAGTTTTGATTTTCTTTGTGAAATAGAACTTCAGGTCATGTTCGGAACCATCCGGCCCCAGAGCTTTGACAAGAATCGCCTTGCTCCAGTTATGGGTGCACGCATGTGGGAAAACCTCGACATAAAATCGGTCTCCGAATAGGTGTAGCATCCTGTCGAAGTATTTTTTTGCGATGTCCGGCTTTTTTGCGTCGAATAAATGACGTTGAATCATTCCGATGAGGCAGCTCGACGTAGCCACGGTACCCGGCTGCGCCGCTAGTTCCTCGATATCCGACCACTCAAACAAAGGCTTCAGTTCGCTCCCATGTCGCTCCGCCCGAGCATCGGCCCTAGACAACAACTGCACGCCCTTTTGATAGGCCGCATAATCCATAAAATGGGTAGTGATGTGCTGATATTTGAGGTATTCAAAAAACGACCCGTCAGGGTGTTCCGTCTTCCACTTGTCAGAATCCATTCCTCTAGGAATGATATCTGTTTTAGCAATCCCAGAATCCTTTAGGATTGGACAGTTGTCATCGCGGAAGTACCCCTCTAACCCTATTACTGGGGTGAGGTTGTACTTTTTCCCTAGTGAGTAAATTTGCTGCGCAGCGGCCAGGGAACCGTGGTCTGTGCAGGTGATTACCCCGCTGCCAAGCTCAACTTCGCGCTTTGCGAAAACTTCTGGAGTGGAGCCCGAATCCAACGACGCAGGATGACAGTGACATGTCGCGAATTGCCTCATAGAGCTTGTTGTCCCTTGATATTCTTCACTTTACGAAAGATACCAAATCGGGCATTTTATGTCAACGATTAAACTTCGATTCTCATTAGGTTTCGGAGGGTCAGGACAATCTGGTGATATCTCGAATTCATCTCCTCAGTCGTCAGGAGGAGAGCAGTAGCGAGGATGTGGTCTGGGACCCCATCCGGATACCGGCCCTCCAATTTTGCCAGGCTGTAGCCGTAGCGTCGGATAGAAATAAAATCCGGGTCTGTCTCAAGCATCTGTTGCATTTGTACCTTCGTCAGCATTTATCGAATGGCGTCCTCCGGCAACTGTACCGGAGAAAGGCCGTCCTCGTCAGCCAGATATTCGTGCCAGGGAGTGTAAAGGTTTTGGGCATCCCAAAAACCCCACACCCGAGTAGCAGGTCCCATCATGACCAGAGTCCAAGTTCGCGGCCGAAAGAGGGCTAATATTTTATGAGTATGAGTAGCTGTCCGGAACAAACAGCTACCTGCCCGTCGAGCAAGGTAGCTCGACCTCCCGAGCTTATTCACGACCTCCTCCAAATACCCTCCTCGGAGGACAAGGGTAATGAACCACCACGGATGGTCATGCACCGACCGGTCGATATCAGGCATTGCAATTAGGTGCAAGACCAGCTTGTAGCGCCAGGTACGAGGAGTCAGATAATGCCTACGTAGATAGAGTACATCGTCCTTGACGATGTCCTTATGCGGCAATATTTTCTTCAGGACTCTTTCTATAAAACTACTCATGAAATGCGACCACCTTCCCAACCATAGCAATCAATTTCCTCGTAAGCTCGTCATAAAGAGCCGTCAGAGTCTCTTTTTTTTTGGTCAATTGGTCAACCGTTGCGGTCAAAGTATTTATAACTATTGACATAGACTGGCACGTTTCTTGAAACTCTATCAGCTTCTTCCGAGAGGCTCGAAACATATTCAGGTCCACGAATTCCGGATTGTTCTTAATGCTGGTGTGGATGTCTTTAAACGCTTCTAACCGTATCTGTGCATCCTGGAGTTCTGCCTCTGCGAGTATTTTCCGGTCTTCAGCGCCCTTGATATTGTGAGAGGCATCTCTCACAAACTTGTAGACCTCAGCCATCTGCTCTTTTATGCGCGCTTTATTGTCCACAATTAAAAATTAACAAACGGTTTTATGATATCGTTATACGATTTATTGTCATCTGCATCGTCGACGTTTACGAAACGTTGGTCTCCGCAGATATGTCCAGGAGCAGACTCGAACACATACTGCCCGCACGTAACGTCCGGGGCCCCAATGCTGATAGCAAATGCGTCGGGAGGGACTAAGCACCCGTTTGTTAGCATCACGATTTCTCCGGGCATATTCGTAATCGACCCGAAATGGACGTGCCCTACGCCGAACATTTTAAATGGTCCTTCAATTTTCCGAGCGGCGTTCCACCTACAAATTTGTTGATACAACGCCTGGACATTAATGGACCGGCCGGGGTACCCGGGTTTCAGCACGGTGTCTCCGTGCGTCCAAAAAGCCTTGTCGCCAAATACTTCTTCTACCACGTACGGCCTCATGCCGATTTTAACATTGACGTTTTTAATGGGCTTAAGCGCTTGTTTGAGCGAGTAATAGACCATCGTTTCGATGGAGTCCCATTTCTGCTGGACCGCTCGGTCCATATGGCGAGCTTTGTTTCGGCCGTGGTTGCCAGAGGCACAGTCTACCTGGACCTCTTTAAATTCGTGCGCCCAATAGGAAATACCTTGGATTAAATAGTGCAAGGTGGCGGCGAACTGAGCAGCCATAGGAGCACCTTCACGCAAATCGTGGAGTTGGCCCTGGAATAAATCGCCCAGCAACTTCACGCGCAGTCCAGTGTGTTTCCGATACTGGCGCTTATAGTCCGCCACTTGCGCGACGACCTTGCCGAACCTCCGACTCTCTTGCAGAGCGGTATATTCTATGGGGCATTCTTCTCCGTCAATTAACGATTGAAAATGCGTATCAGAAATAACAACGTGGACCAGGCGTTCTGTTCGTTGAGTTTTCGGCCCCTGGTAGCCCCTAAATTTAGTACCAGCCCACTTGGTGTGGAAGACTCGACCCAAGACTTCATCCAAATTCTGAATAAACAGTAGGTCCCGGCCTGCAATGCTGGCCGTCCTACTGTTGATAGATTTTTTGTCGGCCGCCCTATGTGACGCCGCCATTTTTATCAAGAAGTCTTTTACGTCCTGGGTCGATGACATCTATTGCACTTCCTTGTTTTGGGTTTTAGTGGCAGCTTTGTATATTGCCACTACTTCTACTGTCGAACCGTTTGACAGGGTCACAAAATCTCCAACCTTCTTGCCTGTCAATAGGACTTGCGCGTCAGGAGAATATCCCTGAAACGGGATAATGACCCGTGAAGGATACATTTGAGTACCGTCAGCGGCCTTTTGCGAAGTGATTAGGAGGACCTCTCCAGAAGTGGCTGAATCCTCCACAACTAGCAATCCCTTTTCTACTGCGTCTTTAATCGCCTCTAATTGATTCTGTACCGGTTCCTCAAGCTCTCGGATTCGAGCGTCGAGAACTGCCTTGTTAACGTCGTCTACTCCTACTAGGGATACCAGTGCTTCTACCACTCGGCACAGGTCCCCTATTTGCTTAGCAACCCCTTCGCGGAACTGCTGGAAGCTCTCCAAGTCCTGCACCCGTTCGAGTATCGTTTTTTGGTACTTTTTCTTGAGCTTCGTCGATTCTGTGTCTATCATGTTTTTGTTCCTAGCTTGGTGATGATTGTGTTCGTGTAATTACTCACTGTTGAGACTGCTTCAGCCGCCCTCATCGCACTGATAACATCGAATTGGTGCCCCATAGGCATAGGAACGCTGGCGGAGTTTCTCTTTTGTGTTGTTAAATCGCATTTAACAATCTTAAAAAAATCCCCACCAGAGGTCTTAACTACCTGTACACCATCCGGCAGTACTGATGCCGAGTCATTTTTCATCTGAGAGAGATGCTCTCGGGAGTTCCTGTCGAGTGAATCGAAATTTACTTCACGCCACGCGACTTTGTATTTTCTCCCTCTCTCCTCGATAATCTCTTCGTCTTGCGGTACGGTTTTCCTTTTTTTGTCTACCGGACTAGCAGTGACAGGAGGAGCCTTATTTGAGGCATCCATCGCAGGCTTGGAGATAGCAGGCTTAATCGCAGGCTTCATCGCAGGCTTGGAGATAGCAGACTTTGTCTGGGTCTGGGTCAACTGTCGTGGCTTAAGTTCCGCCATTTTTCTAGGTGCGATATTTTTTGGGGGGACGCTAGGTGCAGTCGTAGAAGTAGCGACCTTCATACGTTTGGCCACCAATCGTAGCACCTCCACTTCGTCAGCAGAAAACTGCTGCTGTGCGGCTTCGGGTTTGGCCGAGGAGATACCTAGTAGGATGGAGAGCCGAGTTTTTGCGAAATCGCGAAACTCTTTCTCTACTTCCAGCGTGATACTGTCAGTATCATCGTCATGACCGGCAAAAACCCGACCTACTAAAAATTGACGGTACAGGTTAGCCTTATGGAGCCGGCTCTCCGCCTCCGCCATCTCTGAGTCGTCCTCTACCGGCGATTCAGAGGCCATCAATAAATTTGATGGGATTTTTTCTTCAAGTTCTTCGACAACATCGTCTTCTTGTGTGTAACCGTCACCATCACCATCATTATCAAAAAACAAATTTATTTCCCCAGATGTGAACGCAAGCTATCCCATTACCAATGGTAATGGATACTAGAACCATTGTCAAGAACTATTATCTGATGGGGCAGGCGCCGCCATCACACTCAATACCTGACACTAATTCGCCATCCCCAACCCCCTCGATATCTAGAGGTCTAATGTTGCTGGATAGCTCCGAAAACTGCTCCCGGGAGATTGGCTCCTTGGGGGCCTGTTTGAACCCGTGTCCTGCGTGTTTCAGAAAAGAAATCGTTTTGATGCGGTGGAGATGGTCCGATACCCACTCCTTGATGAAGGGCAGGTCTTCCTCTTTGTAGTATACAGTGATACTCACCGCCTGGTCCGCCCAGTGCTCTTGAGCCAACAGGAGAGAATCTAGCTGTTCCCGAGTCCCGAACCCCTCATCGGCGATGGGGCACCCATCCGGAGTCTCTAGATAAAAGTCGACGACCATCGTCTCAGGGTCGAGGGTCCCGTCAAATTTCTCAACCGGCTCCATGTAGTGTCCGGCCTTTTGTAGTCGCTCTATTAATGCGTCGTTGGATGCAATCCTGATGCGCTGAATCAAGTATTTACTATAGGCCGGATGGATGCCTTCGGCCATCGCGCCTAGTAATTTCGATTGACTACCAGACGGCTTTATGACCGTAGTCCTGATGGACTCAGCAATCTCCAACTCCTTTGAGTAAGACACGTTCTCTTCCTGGATTTGCTCGTAGACATAATCCAGGACTTTTGCATTGAACAGGGCGGTATTTTGAAGACAACCCGTAATCCCTGTTCCGATGCGCCGGTTGCGTTTAATGACCTCGTCTGATTTGGCCCAATGGTATTTTTCCATGGTGACCCGCTTACCGTATCGGTGCATCAACCGGGCAGCCTCCGCAAATTCCTGTGTTGACTCTATAGCTGCCAAGTTGATTTCCTGGAGGTTGCACGGCTCGCCGTCCTCCAACGTGGCCTCAGCGCACGGGTTAACCCCCATCGCCGAATCCTTTTTTGGATTAGCGCTTCCACGACCGTAATTCCTGATATTATGCCGATTAACAATCCCGAGAGGTTCTCCGTGGTGGTAAGTAGCCCAGAATAGAGGACGTAAGTCGTTCTCCGGGTCCTCAGCCATGATAGAAAAATTCGCCATCGCTCGCTGTGTAGGGATGGGGCCTAGGTCCCAGCGTTTAATTTTCAGAAATTCCTTGTCATGCGCATCTCCGATGATGATGATAGCGGAGCGCCTTACATTTCCGGCGACCACCATTTCACCGACGCTGCACATTACATCGGCAGCATCTATCGAGCGCAATTTGTGGCCAGCTCTTGAATGGAATATCCCGCAGAGTTTTTCTACCATCCGGATTAAGGGTTTTGGGCCGCTGGCGACCCCGCCAAACCCTCCAATGGGTTCTCCAGTGGGCCGAATACACACCGTCGAGAAATTAAATCCCTTGCCGGTCACGAAAAACGCCTCCAGCGTTCTGCGAGTAAGCTCACACCACCCCTCTCGGCTATCCGGGATGATAAAATCAGCATCCTTGGTCGATTTATGGGTAATCAACACATTTTTTTTAATTCTCGGTAGAGAGTCGATAAATTGGCGCTCTACGCTATATCCTACGCCTCCGCCGAGCATTAGGAGGTCTTGAGCCATCACGAAATTCGCCCAATCATCACCCGTCAAAAACCAACAGTTGGTCAGTGCGGCTCCACCGAACCGTTTTTGCGCAGGGGACCCAGAACACCACCAGCCGCGCCCAGCAGGCCCAGCCTTGCGTTCAGTCATAAAATACCTAAGGCGCTCAACCTCCTGAGCGGTGACGTTGTGCCCCTCCGTATTCCCTCTTATGATGCGCTCAATAGTATCGGAGAAATTTTCAGGAATTCCTCCATCGTTTCTGGCATATGTCCGCTTATAGACGACTTTGGACAAATTACTGAATGGTCTGGTGGACATTAACGGGGTTTTCTTTCTTCGTACGCTTTAAGGTAGTTGACGACTTGCTGGGCTTTGTCGACGGAAATCCCGCGACCTACGTAGTAGTGATTGCAGACCCAACAAAGTAGCCCCCTCACGTAGAGCACGCGCTGCCGAGGGGGCATCTTCTTCCACCCCTTAGCGTGGTCGTGGTCTATACAGAGACGACCAGTTGAAGGCTGTTTTCTGCAAATATAACAAGCAGACTCTTGCTGCTCTGCCATGGTCTGCCATTCTAGTACGGATAGGCCATAGCGGGCAAGAGTCTGCTTTGTAGGTTCCTTCAGCGGCATTGAGCGAATTAGATTATTGCTCAGAGCCTAAACTTCCGAGATTGCTTCGTTTTTTGCTTTTTTGACAAAATCCGAAACATCTGGAACGTTTAGTCCTCGCGAACGGAGAACTTCTATTAGGAATTCCATCCGTAGCAGATTTACTTTTTTGCCCTCTGAATATTGCTCGTTAGCGACCTTCAGTTGCTCCTTCAGGGAGAGTAGGTCGTCGTCTAGCTTTTTCGCTAGCTCTAGCGAAATCAAATTAACGGCTGATGTAACAATCGTTGAATTGACGTTTTCGTTGGGCGAGGACAGCATTTGTGAACGCCACTCCTCGTCCAGTTTTGAAAACTTGTCGTCATTTTTTGCCATTTTATTCTTTCTTCTTTCTTTTTTAAATTGAGGTTTCTTTAGCTTTTTGTTCGTCTCTAATCTGTTTGACGAAGGCGACCGTCTCAGCCGAGTCTAGAGAACGAACGAACGTCCATTGCAAAAATTCGATATATTCCCCCACCACGGAACACCCCCATCCTAGTAACCAAAAAGGAAGAAGTGAATAGTAGATGATTTTTTTGAGCAGAATCATTCACCCACTATAGCTGACAGCACTTTTTCCGTCAACAGATGTTACTGATATTATCTGGGAAAATTGACCCTGAAATTCCGAGGCGTGGTCGATTACAAATACTGTGCGGTCGCCTGCAAATTTGGCCAGCATCTCTATGCACGTTTCTTTTGAAACTCTCCCAAGGCCATCGAACGACTCGTCCAGGATTAGCCAACCCGGATAGGACCCCAGGCGCTTGGACAAGACCTCTCCTACGGCTAGGTCTACCGCCAATTTAACCGCAGACTGCATTCCTCCCGATAGACCAGACGAAAATGAGACCTTCCTACCGTCGACGATTACTATTGGAGTGATGCGCCTTTGGATGTTGCCAGATTTTGATTCCTTTTGAGAATCAAATTCAAAAACTACATGACGGACGTTTGCAACCATCGATAGGATGTTGTTCGTCGCCGAAGCTACTTCGTCCAATATATCGTCAAAAATAACCCCAAGGAACCCCTCTCGCCCAATCAAGGCCTTAAAATCTCTCTCCTTGTTGTACTCGACTTCTGCCGACATTTTGTCGGCACGTGCTGTGTCAAGTTTTTTGCTTACTTGGGTCACTTTGCTATTTTTGTCCGATAGCGATTGCAAAAAACGACGCATTTCGTTAATCTGAGTAGATGTCTGGTCAATCAAACACCGGACTTCGGTTATCGCTGCGCCGAAGACATCCCTCTGGCTGGCCACGGATGTAGCGGCGGCCTGTTTTAGGTCTGATTCCCGAATTTTTAATTCGGCTAATTCTTTGTTTTTTGATTCCTTCCCTACGCTTTCTACCTCGACTATTTGGTCCCGGAGGCGCAATATTTCCATCGATAGGGAGCTGTGGAACTTATGTTGCTCGAATGTGGGCACAGTCTCAAGCTGGGATTCTTGCACTACTTTTTGTTGTTGCAAGAGTACTAATTCTTCTTCTTTTTTCCCTAGTCCTTCCAGGCTGGCATGGACTGTCAGTAGTTCCGATTTAGCATTTGCCCACTGTTGTAGACAAGTAGGACACTTGCTATCCTCCAGATGGGACTGACGGAGTAACAAGTTTTTTCTACTCGTACGTATTTCCGCCCCGTTGCAGATAATGACACGGTCTATCTCTTGAATTTTTTTCTCAGCCGTTGCCCTCTGGCCGTCTAGGTCGGACTTTTGAGCCCTTTCAAATTCGAGCACTTTGTTCAGCCGGGACTCGGCTACCGACAGCGCGGCCCTAAGCTCTGGCACCACGGTAGAAGTTTCTCCTAGGCTCGATTCGATACTCGTCCTAACTTTTGCGATTGCCGACTCCAGCTCTAGAGTGATAGAGCCTTTGATTCCTTCAAATTCCGAGGCGAGGTTACTTACCCTTCTTTCGAGGTCGAGTTTGACTGTCTCCAACTCCTTGATTTTTTCGTCCGTCATGTTGTCTGACGCTTTTCGAGCCTCTACTAGCTCTGTAGAGGCAAGGTCGAAGTCTTTAGATATGTACTCCATGACGGACTGGAGGCTCAAAAATGTCCTCTCCAATACCTTGGCTGCCTCGTCTGCCTGAGACTCTAATTGCTCATATTGTTCGAGTCCAAGCGTTTGCGCAAAGAACTCCTTTTTTTCGGCGTCTGACATACTCAAAAAAATGCCATCTTGCCCTTGCCCCCTGTAGGTGAGCAGCGCTCGCATTTTTACGTCTAACCCGAACAATCGGTCCAACTCCGCTTCAGCGGATTTGCCCTTAATTAGTACTCCATCGGGCCGAAGTACCGACAACCCTGTACTTCTACGCTCTACCGTATAGTCTCCGTCGCCGCATTTTATCACTGCTCCTACCATGGCAGGTTCTTCCGTTAGCCATGACTGGAATTCGGTTCGAGGAAAAGGGCATCCACCGAAAAGGTGGGCCATAGCTAGGACGAGAGACGACTTCCCAGAAGCAGAGCTGTCTCCAGTATCTTGGTTCAAGCCCTTAATTAGGGTAAGCCCCGAATCAGGGACTGAAATAGAAAACGGAGCGACTAACGACCGAAAGGCCTGCCCGTAGATAGTTTTGAGAACTATTTTCACTGCTCGACTCCTATGAATGTTTTAATGAGGTATTGTATCATAAATCTATCATAACTACCAATTATGGTTCATTATAGAGACAAAGACTCCTTACGAGGTCTCCGTCTACCCACCATTCCTTATGCCCGTTTGGATATTCAACGGCGGGCAGGTCTCCGTCACGATGGGGGAGGCCGTTTTTATACCAAAACTTGGTTCCGTCTGCATATTCGATGGCAGGCAAGTCTTTATCGCGGTGAAGGTTCCCTTTTTTGTACCACTCTTTAGTTCCATTTGCCCACTCGATGGCAGGCAAGCCACCATTACGGTGACGATTCCCCCTTTTCCACCATTCCTTGCTTCCGTCTGCCCGCGAGCGAGCAGGCAATCTACCATCGCGGTGTTGCTTACCGTCCACCCACCACTGCCTTTCCCCACTCGCCCATTCAGCGGCAGGCAAATCATCATCGCGGTGGAGTTGACCGTCTTTCCACCATTGTTTAGAGCCGTCCGAATATTCGACGGCAGGCAAGTCGTCGTCACGGCAAAGTTTCCCGTTTTTGTACCACTCCTTACGACCGTCTAGTAGCTCGATAGCAGGTCCGCCTTCACGGTGGAGGAGACCATCCTTCCACCACTCTTTGGTACCGTCTGGTCGTTCAACGGCAGGCAAGTCGTCGTCACGATGGAGGCGACTATCCTCGTTGTACCAACGACTATCTCCGATTTCGTACACGGTTACCTTATACGTTTTCACATACTTACCAATTTGTATTTCTTGCCGTCAATTTCAACAATTTTACCAGCGCAGGAAGGAGGAGGAGGCGAAACTTCTTTGCCATCAATATACCACGACTGTCTACCGTCTGCTCGAATAATAGCAGGCAATCCGCCGTCACGATGACGTTTTCCGTTTTTCCACCAATGATTGTCCCCGTTTGAGAACTTGACAGAGGGCAAGTCGTTGTCACGATGGCGCTGGCCATTTACGTGCCACTCCTTATGCCCTTCTAACCACTCAAGGGCGGGCAAGTCGTTGTCGCGATGGAGTTTTCCGCCCACCCACCACTGTTTAGAACAGTCTGGCCATTCGACAGCAGGCAAACCTCCGTCGCGGTGTTGCTTACCGTCCATCCACCATTCCTTGGTACCGTCTGCCCATTCGGATGCGGGCAGACCTCCGTCACGGTGACGCCCACCATTTTTCCACCACTCCTTACCTCCGTCTGTGTGTTCGATGGCAGGCAATCCACCTTCACGATGGCGAGAGCCTTCTTTGGTATACCAGTGGATACTCCCTTGGCCATCGACTGTTACTTTATACGTTTGCATTATTCCTTCACCTTGTGTTCGTCTGGCCCGTCGATGGCAGGCAGGTTTCCGTCACTGTAACGCTTGCCGTTCACGTACCACCACTTTCCCCCGTTTATCCCTTCGATAGCGGGCAGGCCACCGTCACGATGGAGTTGGCCGTCTACCCACCATTCCCGGTGTCCGTCCTCTCGCACGACCGCAGGCAACCCACCGCCACGGTGGAGGCGGTTTTCTACATAACCTGTCTTACATCCGGTCTCTCGCTTAATGGCAGGTAGGTCTCCGTCACGGTAATTAAAATGACCACCCACCCACCATTCCAGATGTCCACTGGCCCACTCGATGGTAGGCAGGTCTCCGTCACGGAAACGCTTGCCGTTCACGTACCACTGCTTGGTCCCGTGCGGCCATTCGATGGCGGGCAGTCCGTTATCGCGGTGGAGCTGACCATCTTTCCACCACTGTTTTCCGCCGTCTGCCTGTTCAATAGCAGGCAGGTCACCGTCACGATGAAAACAGTCTTCCTCGTTGTACCAGCAGGTGGTCCCTTGGTCAATGGTCACTTTATACGTTTTCATTTGCATTCAACCAATTTGTATTTCTTGCCGTCAATTTCAACAATTTTACCAGCGCAGGAAGGAGGGAAAACTTCTTTGCCATTTACAAAAAACTCCCTGAGTCCATTTGCCTTTTCGATGGCGGGCAGGTTGCCTTCACGGTGGAGGCGGTTGTTCACAAACCAGTATTTGGTTTTGTCTGCCTTCTCTATGGCTGGCAAGTCGCCGTCACGGTGGAGCTGACCGTTTTTGTACCACTCCCTACTTCCGTCTGCGTACTCGACGGCAGGCAACCCCCCTTCACGGTTGAGAAGGCCGTTCAGATACCAACACTTGGTTCCTGCCAACCACGACTCGCCTCCATCTGGGTGTTCGATAGCGGGCAACCCGCCTTCACGATGGAGTTGACCATCCTTCCACCACTCCTTTTTCCCGGTTGCCCACTCGACGGCAGGCAGGCCTCCGTCACGATGAAGAAGACCTTTTTCATTGTACCAGTAGGTATTCCCTTGGTCATCGACTGTTACTTTATACGTTTCCATTTGTATTCCAATCTGTATTTGGTTTCGTCTGCCTTCTCTATGGCTGGCAAGTCGCCGTCACGATGGAGACGACCATTTATCCACCACTCCCTACTTCCATCTGCGTACTCGACGGCAGGTAGGTCGTCGTCACGATGTTGCTGCCCGTTCACATACCAGTATTTGGTCCCGTCTGCCTTCTCAATTGCGGGCAACCCTCCTGCTCGGTGGCATACCCCTTTTTTGTACCAAAACTTGGCTCCGTCTAACCACTCAAGGGCGGGCAAGTCGTTGTCACGGTGGAGACGACCATTTATCCACCATTCCTTGCGCCCATCTGCTCGCAGAACGGCTGGTAGGTCGTCGTCACGGTGGAATTGGCCGTTTTTGTACCACTCCTTACCGCCGTTTTCCCACTCGATAGCAGGCAGGTCTCCATCACGATGAAATTGACCGTCTACGTACCACTGCTTGGTTCCATCGGCCTTTTCGACGGCAGGCAGGCCTCCGTCACGATGGAGGGAACCATTCACACGCCATTCCTTGCGGCCGTTCGATTGCTCGATAGCAGGCAAGCCTCCTTCACGGTGAAGGACACCTTTTTCGCTGTACCAGCAGGTATCCCCTTCATCGATGATTACTGTATATTTTTTCATTTGCATTCCAATCTGTATTTTTCCCCGTCAATTTTAACAGCTCAGGAAGGAGGATTTATTCTCTCTCCGTTTGAAAACCACTCCCTGCTTCCATCTGCGTACTCGACGGCAGGCAACCCCCAGTTACGATGACGATGCCCGTTCACAATCCAAAACTTATCCCCGTTTGGCAACTCGATGGCAGGCAACCCTCCTGCTCGATGGCATTCCCCTTTTTTGTACCAAAACTTGGCTCCGTTTGCCCACTCGACGGCAGGCAGGTCGTTGTCACGATGATACAGACCGTTTTTGTACCATTTCTTGGTTCCGTCTGCCTGTTCGATAGCAGGTAGGGCACCTTCGCGGTGATACTTACCGTCTTTATTGTACCAGCAGGTATCCCCGCCGTCCATGGTTACCTTATACGTTTTCATTCGCATTCAACCAATTTGTATTTCTTGCCGTCAATTTCAACAATTTTACCAGCGCAGGAAGGAGGAGGAGGAGGAGGCAAAACCTCTTCACCGTTTACAAACCACTCCCTACTTCCATCTGCGTATTCGACGGCAGGCAGGCCTCCATCACGATGACGGTGGTCGTTCACAAACCACTCCCTTTTCCCGTCTAACCACTCGATAGCAGGCAACCCTCCTGCTCGATGGAGTTGACCGTCTTTCCACCAGCTCCTGGTTCCGTCTGCGTATTCGATAGCAGGCAACCCACCGTCACGATTGCGAAGGCCGTTTTTGTACCATTTCTTGGTCCCGCTGGCCAGTCCGATGGCGGGCAGGCCTCCGCCACGATGGAGGAGTCCATTCGCAAACCACTCCTTGGCTCCGTCTGCATATTCGATGGCAGGCAAGTCTCCTTCGCGGTGAAAATTTCCATCCACCCACCACTCCCTGCCTCCATTTGCCCACTCGACGGCAGGCAAGCCACCATTACGGTGGTGGAGACCGTTTTTGTACCATTTCTTGGTTCCGTCTGCCTGTTCGATAGCAGGTAGGGCACCTTCGCGATGATACTTACCGTCTTTATTGTACCAGTAGACGGTCCCTTGGTCATCGATGATTACTGTATACGTTTTCATTCGCATTCAACCAATTTGTATTTCTTACCTTCAATTTCAATAAACCCAGCGCAGGAAGGAGGAGGAGGAGGAGGAGGAGGAGGAACTTCTTTGCCATTGATATACCACGACTCGCTACCGTCCGCCCACTCGACGGCAGGCAGGCCTCCATCACGGTGGCGCTTGCCTTTCACAACCCAATAATTTTCCCCGTCCGGCCACTCGACAGCAGGCAATCCACCGTCACGGTGGAGTTGACCGT